ACAGTAGGGGCGCACTAGACAAACTTGCTGAGATTTTTGGAAATACCGGGAACTACCCAACAGCCGGTGGATGCTTAGTGGTGGCCCAAGCCATTCAAAAACTTTATCCAAATGGTCAAATGAAGGCAATTGTAACAAGCAGCGAAACCCACTTGCAGTCGTACGCAGAGGCGAATCGCCCACCAATGGTTCAGCACTTTGTTGTTCAAATTGGAAAAGACCGTTATCTTGATGCCGAAGGAGTTCAGAATGAACACGAACTTCTAACAAAATACGGATTCCAAATGCCCGACGGCAAATACAGCGAGCAATTAATTGAAGCAACACCTTTTGTGGTGGACCACGCAAGCACGTACATTCTTTCTCCAGAAGGCGGCGCCGACAAATTTGCAGACTTTTTACGCAGTTACAGCCCAACAACTACCGTCACCAAAAAACAGGCAAGACTTATAAAAGCGGTGGTAGAAAAAGTTTTATCTGTTGCAAAGGGCGACGTGGCGGGGCACGAGTTTCATGGAAACCAGTGGACCGGGGGGCAAGGTTCAGCAAGCCTAAGTTCTTTTAAAGAATCTTTCGATAAGGCTTTTGCGGGCAGCCCCTTTTCGGCTTTTGTGAATCACTACAGCCTTGAGGAAATGAAGAGCGAGGGAATGAAGCCGCTCCTATCAGCAGATGGCAAAACCGGCCTATTAATTCATGACCACGGTGACGGCCGAATTGAGGCTACGGCCCTATTTAACAATGGTGAATCCGGTGCTGGGCTCCAATTGCTAAAAAACGCCATTGACAACCACGGGGTCAACTACGTAGAATGCTTTGGACCCGCCTTACCAGTTATGTATGGCAAGTTAGGTTTTGAGGTAGAAAGCAAGAATTCGTTTGACCCGCAGTACGCCCCAACAGACTGGAATTACGACAAGTTTGGGACGCCCGATTACTACACGATGAGGATTACAAAATGACAGAGCAAGACAAGCCACTAGAACTTGACCTTGAAGCAATTAAAGCAGAAGTGCTTTCCGGAATGTCCAAAGAAGATGCCGAGAAATATGGCGAAAACCTTTGGCAAGCAGCCCTCAGGCAAATTTAGTATTTCCTTTTAAATAAAGGCTTTTACGGCGGTAGTTGACCTATCGTTCACCGTTTGATAACCTTAATCGAACCCCCAATGGTCGTCCAAAGGAGGCGTTGTGTGCAACAACACCATCAGCATTAACCGTTTACAAATAAACGGCTTGTCCTATTCCTCTATCAAGGCAGGCTCGTGATAGGTGCAGTGCGGGGAGGTTACCTCGCACTCGTTTTGACGATTGGTCTCTTTACCAATCTTGTCAACCAACACACTGTCGCTGCGGGGTCGGACACGTCCCAAGGCACAATAACTATTGCCTATGACCAGTCGGCGCTATCAACGCCTACAACCACGATTGCGGCACCCGTGACAACTACGACGATGGCCTTGGCGCCAACTCCGTCTTTTTTTGTTCCAACAAAGCGTGGACCGGTTCGCCCGGGGCCAGTCATGCACGCCAGCGCTTCAAGCGATGATACGTACAAAATTGGAAAAGCACTTTGGTGGACATGGACTTACGACAAGACCGCTTATCAGCCAACGGCAGATGACCCAACCCATACCCTTCCTTTAAGCGTTCAGGAAATCTTTGCCTGCATTCGTTACACCGAAAGTCGTAATCACCCCAACTCGGTAAACGTATCTAGTGGTGCTCAGGGGCTTTATCAATTCCTCCCTTACCTTTGGACTTTTGGTGCATCGGCTTTAGGTATAAAGGCACCAACGGCAATGGCGGCAACTCCGCAGCAGCAATCAGCAGTTGCGGTTTGGTTCTACAACCGTAATAACGGCTTCTACCCTGAATGGACAGACGGCTGCTCTTGATAATAATTACTGGCATTTAAGCCTGAGTTCTGGTATCTTCTTGTTCACCAAGAAATAAGGGGAAGAAGATGGATTTACTTGAATGGCTCAAATACGGAATTGAAAACAAGTTCTGTTCACCACAGTTTTGCGAGGTGCACGATGGTGCGCCGTTAAGCGAAACAGAAATAGAAATCTGCGAGACCGGTGAATATGACGCTCTATGCCTACCAATGGTTAGGCTTGGAACTCTTGAAGACTGGGAGAATGACGCAATTGAAGCGAAGGCTTTGATGAGCAGCGAGAAGGTTCCATCAGAATGAAGCACCGCTTAGAACGAGAAATAAAGATTGCCTTAATGGAAACTAAGTGGGCGAAATGGCGAAAGACTTATTACGCCAACGACAAAAAATCATTATTAAATAGGTGGAAGAGGAATGGCTAAAGCCTGCACCAAACCACACCAATGGTTGCTCATGAACATGGGTGCCAAGACGTACGTGATGTGCGCTGTTTGTGCTGAACGTTTTGCATTTACTGCAGAATTCAATGGTGCTCCGTACAAGGGAAAAGTTCCAGCAAAGTATGACCAGATGGGAAATCTATGAGCAAGAGAAAAAAAATACAAGCGCTGCAATATGAATTGGAAGCAGCAAATAATACGATTAATAATCTCATGGATAATTCTATGGAAGAGCGTTGTCTTTTGACATACTGTTTTATGGTTGCCGCAAGCAGGCTTTTTGTTCATCAAGAAAATTACAAAGATGTAGACCATTTTGCTGCCGACCTTTTTGAAGAAATTCGTAAACAGTACAACGGGAGTACTTTTGCTTGAAATAGTTCACTACCCGAACATGGTTCTGCAAACGCCTACAAATGACGTTACAGAGATTAATGAAGACCTTGTAAAGGTAATCGCACGCATGGGCGAGGTCATGTACAAACTTAATGGCGTAGGGTTAGCCGCTAATCAAATTGGAATCAGCAAGCGTCTTTTTGTTTATGAGATGGGCGACAAAGTTTTGCGTGCCGTTATTAATCCACAGATTTTGGAAATGGGTGGACATCAGGTTGGAACAGAGGGATGTCTTTCTATCCCTGAAAAATATTGGGACATTCCACGTTACGACAAAGTTCACATGATTGGGCTAAACATAAGCGGGGAAACAATTGAAGTGGAAGCAGAGGGTTTAGAGGCCTGCATCTTCCAACATGAGATTGACCACTTAGATGGCAAAACAATAATTGACCGCATTTCCAAAAAGGAAAAATGGGAAGCCTTCGGGTTTGAGTCTTCCAAAAACTAAATCCCGTCGCCTTTCGGCAAACGGGATTTAGGGTCGTCCTTAGCGTTGTGTGCAGTCGCCCCCAAGAACAGCGTGAGTCTATCAGAGTATCTAACCCCCGTCAAGTTGCGAACAGTGTTCGGTTTGCGCTACTATCCTGACATGGAAAAAACACAAAAGAAGATAATGGGAAGTCAACGTTACGAATCAGATGAAGTAATTCGTTACATTGAGTGGCATTGGAAAGAACTTGGCTATCCGCCATCGCTCAGAGACATAGCCCGGGCAATTGGAATTAAAAGCAGTTCTACCATTCACGCCATAATTATGAAATTGGAAAGTGACGGGAGAATAGTCAGAGACCCCTATCGACGAGCCATTAAGTTGACTTCAAAATCAGCACCCGGCCAATGCAAGCACGACTGGCGAATCAAGAGCCCAAAGGCTGGAACCGTAAAAATTACTTGTGCGAAATGTAACAGAGTTACAGAAACAGAGTACGAGCCAGATGCAGAAAACCCAACAACATGGCTGAAATACACAGGTGTTGTTTAAATCAACAGGGGTATGGTAACCTGTGGATAGTACCAACCCCCCTACATAGGAGTTGCATATGACACAAACATTAACCGAACTTGCTGACAAGGTTTGGCGTCAAGTTGGTCAGGGCGTTGAGCCTGAAACCTCAGATGTCAATGCCCTAATCAGCATGGCCCTTTCTCAGAAGGAAACGCTCAGCCGTCTTGCGACTGAGAACGAGTCTTTGACTAAGGAAAACGCTGAATTAAAGGCAAAAGTTGAGTCACTTGAGCCTTTTAGCCACTTAGTTCAATACGCTGAAGAAACAAACTAATGGCTCATAAACTTTCTTGGGAAGAAAAGGACTTTAACGTCCAAGAAGCCAAAGATGGCCCTTATACATTTGTTGTTTGGAACAATAAATCATTTGCTGAACTTAGGATTATTCGTAAAGAAAATGTAAATGGGATGATTTTGCCCATGCAAGATTTCAGCGTTTTTTCACGTGATGCAAAGTCTGCTAAAAAAATGGCCCAAAAAATAAGCAAAATGTTTCACAAGGTCCGTGAATACAACAAGTTTGAAGACTTGTTCTAAACCCTCCTTGTAATTGTCACACCCCTCAAGTAGGGTGGTTCCATGTCAATAACACCAGTATTTTTAGGCGAGAAGCCAAATGGCGTATCACCATCACGTGTAAGCCAATTCAAAAAATGCCCTCGCCAGTATCAATACGTAAGTGTTGAAAAGTTGCCAGAGAAGAAATCTATTGATGCCTACCGTGGGACAATCTTCCACGCAGTTCTAGAAAACCTTTTCAAAGACCAGCCAACAGCACAAGACCGGACCATCGAAAACGCAATGGCAGAGTTCCGTAAGGTATACCCGGAATACATGACGCCAGAAATTGCAGGCGAAATGGGGCTTGATTCCGAGGCTCAACAAAAGATGGCTGCGGACATCACTTCGCACATTCGTACCTATTACACGATAGAAGACCCTACAAAAATCAATCTTGTTTCTACCGAAATGAGAGTTGACTACGACATGGGCGGATTCGGACTTCGTGGAATTATTGACCGCCTCGACCGAAAAGAAGATGGAACGCTAGAAATTGTTGACTACAAGACTGGCAAAACACCAAAGCCCCGATACCAAGCAGAGGCACTTCAAGCCTGCAAAATCTATGCCTACCTTTGCCAAGAAGTTCATGGTGAAAGACCAACAAGTCTTCGCCTTATTTATGTAAAAAACGGCGACACCATTGCAAAAGCCGTTACTGATAGGGACATTCGTGATGCTGAACTAAACGTCAGAAAGACGTGGGGCTCTATTGAGGCCTGTTATGAAGCAGGTGTGTTCCCTCCAAAACCGTCGGTCTTATGTGGCTGGTGTTCGTTCCAAGATGTTTGTGAGAAGGACAACAACTCACCTTTCTAACACCTCCTACATTTCAACTATTGACAAAACAGAAAAGGGTTCTACGCTTTTGTTTGTCAAGACCATTGGGTTAGCCCTTTGGTAAAGAAAGTCGTAAGGAGATTACGTGGCACGAAAGTTAGTGCGTCTTAACATTCAAGAGACGAGCGGTGTAGACCACCCTGCTCACCTCACTGAAGGTTGGGTCGTTATGAAGTCTGCGGAGTCATCCGAAGTAACGGCGGTTCTTGACGAACTGCGCCCTACAGATTCCCCTGTAGAGGCAATCACACCTGTTTCCAAGGAGGAAACTATGTCAGAAACCCCAGAGGTTGTTATCATCCCTGAGGAAGCGACTGACGCCGACATCCTAAAGGCAATGCCTGCAGCGATTCGTAAGATGCTCACAGAAGCAACGGCTAACGCCGAGGCTGCTCTAAGCGAAAGCGCTGCCCTTCAGGCAGAACTTCGCAAAGAGCGTGACGCACGTGCGGACGAAGCAGCAGTTGTTAAGGCTTCGGCTTGGTCTCACCTCAGCATTGACCCTTCAATCGTAGGACCTGCACTCCGTCGTCTCTCAGAGACAGACGAAGTTCTTGCTTCAGAGATTGTTAAGGCTCTTGATGCCGCTAACGCACAAGTAGAGACAAATGCTGTCTTCACTGAAATCGGCAGCGACTCAACTGTTTCAGTCAATGACGCTTACTCAAAGATGGAATCACTTGCTAAGTCTGCTGTTGCAGACGGCGTTGCTCCTTCATTTGAATCAGCACTCATGTCTGTTGCTCAAAGCAATCCAGACCTGTACACACAGTACCTTAACGAGAAAGGTCGTTAATCATGGCATTTGAACAGAATCCATATGCTGTAAAGATTACGCTCGTAGCAGACTCATCACTTACTGCTGCAAGCCAGTTCTTGTTTGTTGCTCCTTCAACTGCCATCACAGGCACACCAAGCGCAACTGCAATCACTGCAATCACACAGCGTCCAATTGGCGTTCTTCAGAACCAGCCAAAGATTTACACTAACGCAGCAGGCGCAACTCAAGGATACTCAGAAGCAGAAGTAACTGTTTCTGGTGTTTGCAAAGTTCAAGCCGGTGGAAACATCAGCGTTGGTTCAGTAATCGGCGTAAACGCAACTGGCCAAGCCGTTGCAATTGTTGCCGGAACTGCGACAACTCAATACATCCTAGGCACCGCTTTGTCGGCTGGAGTATCTGGTGACATTGTTACCGTTGCTATCAGTTGTGCAAACGCTGCTCGTGCGGCATAAGGAAGGACATAAACCATGCCACAGCCAAACGTAAATAATGTTCACATTGACGCAATTTTGACTAACATCTCGGTTGCTTACATTCAGAACACTGCAAACTTTATTGCAGACAAAGTATTCCCAGTAGTTCCAGTGGACAAGAAGAGTAACCTATACTTCAAGTACACCAAGGACGACTGGTTCCGTGACGAAGCACAACGTCGTTCAGACGGCACTGCTTCAGCAGGTTCAGGCTACGGACTGACCACCGACAACTACACCACAGACGTGTACGCCTTTCACAAGGACATCGGTGACCAGACTCGTGCTAACGCAGACAACCCACTTAACCCAGACATGGAAGCAACGCAATTTGTAACACAGCGTCTTCTTCTTCGTCGTGAAGTTCAATGGGCTACCGACTTCTTCGCCGCAGGCGTATGGACCGGTGGAGATGTTGCAGGAAACGCCTCACCAAACGGAACAACCACAACTGCGTTCTGGAACGACTATGTTTCAGCACCAACTACATACACTTCTAACCCAATTGAAGTAGTGGACGCCGCTAAGGCACAGATTCTAAGCACCACTGGATACGAGCCAAACACATTCGTGCTTGGTTACAAAGTATTCCAAATGCTTAAGAATCACCCATTGCTCGTTGACCGTTACAAGTACACCCAAGCCGGTGCAATCATTACTGAAGACTTGCTTGCGCAACTCTTCGGTGTTGACCGTGTACTCGTTGCTAAGGCAGTAGTTAACTCAGGTAAGGAAGGCACTAACGCTCAGTCATACGGTTTCACAACTGGTAACTCAGCGCTACTTTGCTACACCGCACCTAACCCGGGCCTCTTGACACCATCTGCTGGTTACACATTCATGTGGACTGGCGTTTCTGGTGGACTTGGCTCAACTGTTGGTGTTTCACGCTTCCGTATGGAAGAGTTGAAGGCTGACCGTGTTGAGGCTGAAGTTGCATTCGACAACAAAGTTGTTGCTGCAGACCTCGGTTACTTCTGGTCAAACATCATCGCCTAGTTTTAAATTAGAAAGTATGCCCGCTTTCACGCATCGTATCGTTAAAAGTTTTCCTCACAACGGTACGATGCTGGAGGCGGGCTCTTTCGCTTCTAGCCAAGATTGGACATGGCAAGGAAAGTTTTACGTCGAAACCATGGGTTGGGCGAAACCCCTAGGTCAAGATGAAGTCCAAGGACTTAACAACACGCCCGTAGTAGAAACTCCCGCCAAAGCGGTTGAGGTAAAAAAAGCAGTAAAGAAAGCACCAGCCAAAAAGGCTCCTGCTAAAAAAACGGCTGCCAAGGCTGTAAAAACTTCCGAGAAATAATCCTCGCTTTTTTCCTCGGCATGGTGTAACTTACACGTATGTCATTCAGAGAGGCGCAAGCCCGTTTAGAGCAGGGGTCGGTCTGCAAACTATCTGTAACCTATCAGTCTTTTGACAAAGACGATAGAGAAGTATTTGATGGATGGGTCAAAGACCGCAAACCTGTAAATTTCATTGTCCGAGTCGTTGCAAGTGACGGCGTACAAATCAGCGAGAAGACGATTCGCCATCATCTCATTGGTCAATGTATGTGTCCTGATGACGCAGTGTGGAAAGGCGCTTACCGTGCCACTTCGTGATGCTGAAGATTCTCTTCCAAAAAGACATAAGAACGAAATACCAAAAGGCTTAGAGCCAACAATTAAATGGGATGGCAAAAAGGGCTACATTGATACGCCTGCGCTTGCCGTTGAGCCAGACCCCGCAATTTGGAGTGAACTAATTGCCGACTGGGGACTATCACCAGACTTAACAGAAATTGTTGAGGGTTCAGTTCACATTCGTGGATGGGACACAAACGTTGGTGAAGGAAACGTCCAACGTATGCGTTATTACCGTGCATCAATTCGCACCAAAGAACGTGCTGCTGACACAGAAGACATAGAGGCACTTTGCGAACTTGTTATGAAATACAAAGCGCCAAGGGCTGCAAAAAAAGGTGGCACGGGAAACCGTGCTTTTCTTATTTTGTGCTCTGACTGGCAAGCAGGAAAAGATGAAGGTGGCGGCACTGAAGCGCTTATTGAGCGAATCATAATCACCATTGACAAAGTTATAGAACGAATTAATGAATTGATTAAAGTAGGCCGTGCACCTTCATACATTTATGTAGTGGGTCTTGGTGATTTAATTGAAGGATGCGACGGACACTATGCGCAACAAAGTTTTTCAGTGGACCAAGACCGCAGAAGCCAAGTAAGAATTGTTCGTAGATTAATTCTTCGTCTTGTAAATGATTTAGTAAAGAACTTTGACATTCCAATTATCTTGGGCGCTGTACCCGGAAACCACGGAGAAAACAGAAAAAATGGAAAAAGTTTCACCACACTTACTGACAATGATGATTTAGCCGTCTTTGAGCAATTGGGAGAAATATTTGCAGGCAATCCCGATTTCTATGCAAACGTTTCTGTCCCCGACATTGATAAAGTTTTGAATCCTGACGACCTTACTCTCACTTACGACATTGCTGGCGTACCCTGCAGTTTTGCTCATGGTCACCAATTCAGAAGCGGTGGCGGCGGTTCACAAGGCAAGATTGAAAATTGGTGGAAGGGCCAAGTAATGGGACAGCAAGCGGTTGGAAGCGCAGCCATTTTGTTCTCTGGACACTTTCACCACTTTCTTACAAGTGAGGCAAGTGGTAGAACCTGTTTCCAAACTCCGGCTCTTGATGGAGGAAGTAAGTGGTTTACAGGTACTTCAGGCCAAAACTCACCAGCCGGTCTTCTTTGTCTAGGCATCGGTCTTGACTACGGAAAACGTGGTTGGGGCGACTTGCTTATTATATGAAATACTACCTATCGGGCCCAATGGAGGGCATACCAAACGGAAATTACGATGTCTTCTCAGAGGCGATTCAAAGGCTTTCAAAAGAAGGCATTGAGGTTGTCTGCCTAGCAAGCAAAGAATCCCCTGAGGGGCAAATGAAGGCCCGTATAGCGGCTCTCATGGACTGCGACGCAGTTATTGTTTTGCCTTGGTGGGCTGCATCAAATGATTCAAAGACTGAAGCGCTTGTTGCGGTTTCTACCAAAAAAGAAATTTACGCATTTAAAAAGAATGAAGCAAACATTCTCCAGCATCTTCCAAATGTAAACATCATCACCAGAGCAGAGGTTCTATCAAATGTCTGATGCTGCATGGACTGACGGAACAGATAATGAAGTCTGGGATGTAAGCCCTTGGGAACTTCTCCCGGGCGTGCGCACGGGCGATGAATTAACACGTGGTGAAAAAGCGGCGGACCAAGTTCGCAATCGAATGGGTTCATGGGGGTTCGTCGGCTCTTTCTTGGGGTTCATGGCAATTTGGGGAATTGTAAATTCTCTTGCATTTAGAAATCATGGCTTTGACCCTTACCCATACATTCTTTTAAATTTGTTTCTATCTATGCTCGCTGGTTTACAGGGCGCAATTCTTCTTATTGCAGCCAAGCGTGCAGACGCAGTGGCCGCAGAGCAGGCGCTTAGCCACTTAACAATTTCCAAATCAAGTAGTGAGTTAATAAAAGATGTAAGAAATGAACTTGCTAAGACAGCCGAAATGACTAAGATAATCAAACGCTTATCTGATGAAATTCACCAAACCGTTAAAGAAAAAGGAAACCAAAGTGAGTAAGAACACATACGAATCAATTAACAATTTTCTCTATGCTGAAGATGCAAGGATTAAAGCCATGGAGGGAAACCCATCGTATGTAATCTCGCAAAGCAGTTCCAATTCAGAAACTTCAAAGTTGCCTACAGAGCGACTAATGGCTGGCAAAGACGACCGTTTTCGCCAAATACTTTTGGAAATGCTTGAACTTCATGACCGTAAGCAGTCTGACTATGGGCGTACAGAAGACCCTTTCTCAAACGTAAGGGCATCCGAGGACTATGGTATTCCGGGCTGGATAGGTAGCCTCATTCGTGCCAATGACAAAAATCGACGCCTTCAAAAGGCTGCGAGTGGCTCAACCATGACCAATGAGTCAATCGAAGATAGTCTCATTGACGGAGCCAACTATTACGTCATCGCTCTTATTCTTTACCGTGAATGGCTTGCCAAGCAGCCAAAAGCAGCCTGCAAGTGCGGTGGCAACTGCAAGTGCGGTAAGTCTTAAAAATTCAAAAAATGTGGCAAACTAGATACAGTAATCACGAACTCTAGGAGTCCACTATGGCGCAGGTTTTCACCAACTCTGGCTTGACCGTAATCTTCAACCAGTTGAGCATTGGTGCTACGCCTTCCTCATCATCAGTTACCTACTACGTAGGTCTGACACAGGGCGGCACAGGAACAACAGTTCCAGCAGCAACAGCAACTCTTGCTACTTTTGGTGGCGCATTTAGCGAAATGTCAGGTTCTGGCTACGTTCGCCAATCAGTGAGTTTTGGAACACCTTCATTGGCAACTGCCTACAATGCTTCAACTCCACTTCTTACAACTACCACTTCAGCGTCAGCATCATCTGGCTCATGGGTAGTTACCCTTACTTCTACAACCGGTCTTTTGGTCGGAATGTCAATTGTTGTTGGAACAGAGTCTGTAAAGACAATCACTGGAATCAACGGAAACCAAGTTGTTCTTTCGTCAGCACTTGCAAGCACTCAGGCCTCTGGCGTTACAGTAACTGCTGGTGACGCAGTAAGTGGTGAGCGCTCAGCCGGAGCAGCCGTAACTTTCAGCGCAACTGGAACATGGCCTGCTGCAACTGGATACTTCATTACAAACACATCTTCGGGAACTAGCGGAACAGCGTTCTACTTCTCTAATTTTGCGGACGCTTCAACACCAACGCTTTCTGCTAACGACACCCTCAAGGTCACGCCTACTTGGTTGTTGAGCAACTAATAGACTTGACCCCATAGACAGGGGCGCAGATGGCTAGAAGTTCTTATTCAGCAAATGATTATGTAGGCGGTGCGATAGCCGCCGTCCTAAACCCTGCAATAAGTTCATCCGACACAACAATCACCATTACTGGTGCAGATGTCACGTGGGGAACTCTTGGTTCTGCCGGTGGTTTCTTCTTAGCAATTGACTATGGATTAATTACTGAAGAAAAAGTTTACGTCCCAAGCGGTTCGTACACTTGGACAAACGCAACAGTAACCATTACTGGAATCACACGTGGACAAGATGGAACAACAGCACAAAGCCACACAGTTGGCTCTTCGGTTGTTGTTGTGCTTACGGCAACTGACCTTAAAGAAGCAAACTACGCCGTTCAGCAAACAGTTGGAAAAGTTACAACTGCTGGTGACGTTCTTTACGCATCAGGTGCAAACTCTCTCGCTCGTTTAAGTATTGGAACGCAAGGACAAGTACTTACATCAAATGGCTCAACACCGTATTGGACAAGTGGTGCTCAGGGACCACAGGGTGCACAAGGTCTTCAAGCAAGCGTTTCAGTAGGTACTGTTACCACTGGTTCGCAAGGCTCATCAGCAACAGTTACAAACGTAGGAACATCAAGCGCCGCAATTTTAAACTTTGGAATTCCTCAAGGGTATCAAGGCGCACAGGGTTTTCAAGGGGCGGCCGGTCAGACAAACGCACACTTATCGGTTGCAGTTGTTGACGACTCTGGAGCAACTAATGCTGGTGCATACGCAGTTGGCTCAACAGGTGCAGATGGTGGAACCGGAGTTGGTGCAACAATAACGGCAAACGCTAATGGTGTTTTAACAATTGGAACTTACACACCTGTTTATCAAGACAGAATTCTTGTAGCCGCAAATACAAACTCAAAATACAACGGTGTTTACACACTCTCCACCGTTGGAACCAGCAGCATTAAATGGGTTTTGACACGTGCAACTGACTATGACAATCACGTTGCTGGCCAAGTTGAGCCGGGTGACTATTTCTTGGTTATTTACGGAGCAGATGCCGGTAAAACGTACATTCAGGTGAATAACGGTTCACTTACTGGTGGCGGAATTAAAATTGGAACTGACAACATTACTTTTACTGAAACTGGTGGAGTTGGGCCTACTGGACCTCAAGGTTCTTCAGCAACCGTCGCAATTGGAACAACTACTACGGGGGCGCAGGGTACGCAGGCGCTCGTAACAAATACTGGAACTTCGTCTGCTGCTACTTTTAACTTCACCATTCCTCAGGGATATCAAGGCGCTGCTGGTAGCCAAGGTGCACAAGGTGCCAGTTACATAACATCAAGTACGACACCACTAACAATTGGAACTGGCAGTATTTCAATTACGGTTGGAACAAACCTCGCTTACACCGTTGGTTCTGGTGTGCTGATTTACAACTCTTCATCTAATTACATGAATGGAAACGTCACTGCTTACAGTTCAAGCACCGGCGCAATGACGGTAAATGTCACATCAGTTACTGGTTCTGGAACATTCTCAACTTGGACGGTAAACCTTGCTGGTCTTGCTGGCTCTGCTGGGGCACAGGGTAATCAGGGCGGTTTGACAATTGGAACGACCACAACTGTTTCTTATGCCACTGGTGCTTCAGTAAGTAACTCTGGAACTGCAGGCGCTGCAGTTCTTAACTTTAGTATTCCGCAAGGCCCGCAAGGTGTCCAAGGAACTGCTGCATCAACTTCGGTTTCTACCAAAACATCCGCCTATACATTGGCTTCTACTGATAACGGAAACATAATTGTTCTTACTTCTGCGGCGACAATAACTCTTCCGTCTTCTGGATTTACAGCAGGGCAATCAGTGACAATTGTTGCTGCGACTACTGGATGTTCAATATCTGGAACCTCTGGCTCTGTTATTTCGACGGGTGCAACTCAAAATGCACCAACGCTTCGTACAACCGGCGCCGTTGCAACAGCAATTTACTTGGGAACTGTCAGCGGATACTCTTCAACAACTTGGTTAGTAACTGGAGACATTGCATAATGATTTACCCGGGCGTGGTTGCTTCGTCCAAAACGAATCACCTTTTCACAAGACCAAATGCACCAACAATTGGTACTGTTACTATAAATAGTTATGGTTTACCGGCAGGCGTTACCGTTACATGGTCCGCACCTTCGTATACAACGCAAAACCAGCCAACCAATTACTACGTATATTTGAACAATTCTTCTGGCAACACTTTGGTTTCTGGTCCAATTGCTTTTGGTACAAACACTTCTACATTTAATGTAAATTGCTCAGCAAATACTGCTTACTGGTTTACCGTCATCGCTTCAAACACCGCAGGCTCAAGCGCATACAGCGGAAATAGCAGCACTGTTTATCCAAATAACCCGCCAGCGGCGCCAACAATTGGAAGTGCCTCAATCAGCACATATGTAAACTCCGCAAGTTCAACTGGTTCTGCTGGTATAACCGTTTCTTGGTCGGCACCAACAATTACAAATGGAAATACTCCAACCAGTTATAAGGTATTTGATAATTATGGAGTACCTTGGGGAACCATTGCGTACCCATACACATCAACAACTGTCACCGTCACAAACGCTGCAGCACTAACTGCATACACATTTTCTGTTGCGGCAATTAACGCATCTGGCCAAGGACCCAATAGTGGAGCATCTAACCAAGTAACGCCATTTACAATTCCTACTGCTCCAACAATAGGAACAGCAACACGTGTAAGCAATACTCAGGTTTCCGTTGCGTTTACTGCTGGTTCTATAACAAGCAGTTCACCAGCAACCACGTATTTGGTTTATGACAATGTTACGGGTGCAACGGCTTCCGGAACAAGCAGCCCAATAACAATCACAGAAACGTATACCCAAGGAAATGGTTACACGTTTAAAGTTCTTGCATCTAACGGAGCAGGAAGTTCTGCTTATTCAACGAACAGCAATTCGGTTACCCCTAATCCAAGTTATGTTGCACCAACCGTTAGTCTTTCTAGTCTTGGTTATCAATCAAGTTATGCAACGATTGGGGCAGCGTGGACGGGAACAGCAACCGCTTCAAGTACTGGCGCTTCTGAAACCTATACATTTTCTGCAAGTGGTACCGCACTTTCAACAACCTCTGGTTATGGAGGAATGGCAGTTGCTGCAAATGGCGTTGTTAGTGGAACCGTTGCTATAAATGGACCAAACCCAACTGGTTACACCCTTACGGTAACTGCCACTGGAAATACTTCAGGCCTTTATTCTTCAACATCAACAAATGTTTATGCCGAAGGTTATGGTGAGCACCTTTACTCGGTTGCTGGAACCTACACATTTACCGTCCCAACAGGCCCACTTGGGATTCAGCCTAGCGTTGCATTCATGTGTGTAGGCGGTGGCGGTGGCGGTGCCGGATACAGCCCGTCTTATTACACAGGTAAGGCAGGGGGCAGTTCTTCTATTGCAGGAATATCTACTGCACCCGGTGGAACAGGAGGAGGAACTTCTACCAATACGGCCACAACGGCAGGTGGTCAGGGCGCCTTTTATTTTGACTCACTTGGAAACTCTGCAAACTACGCAGATGGTGCGGTTAGCGGAAACGTTGGTCACGGAGGCTATGGAACCAGTCCATATAACGTTGTAAGTGCTACCGGTAGAGATGGCGGCTATGTAAACAACTCAAGTGGTGGAAATGGTCAAAGTTTTGGTGGTGGTGGTGGATGTGGTAATGCTTCTGGAACTTATCCCGGCGGTGGCGGTGGTGGAACAATGGCAAGCACCACCAATACTCTATATACGTCAATGACAAGCGCCAGTTACACAGTAACCGTTGGCGCTGGTGGCGCAAGGTCCAGCGGTACGTACAATGGAGGTAGTGGCGGCACAGGAATGGTTCGTATAGTGTGGGGAGGCGGCCGTAAAATGAGCAACTCACCACCACAAGGCTCAAACGCCCTAACCAACTAAGGAGAAAAATGTCAGACCAGCAAGAAATACCACAGACACCAATGGCGGCAAATCCTTTTGCTGTTGCTTTTATCAATGGTTCAAGGGTTGCATTGGTTCTAAATACAGACCAAATGCTTGCTGGAATTATGACTTCAGCAACAAAAGTTATAGATGTAAGTACGTTGCCCATACGCCCCGACACTGGATGGGATTACGACGGGGAAAACTTTACCCCGCCAATTGAACAATAAAACGAGCATTCAACCCTAAAACGGGGTAGGGTGTTCAAATGATAAGTCTCTTCACTCCAAGCCACAACAGCAAGTATCTTGACGCAGCACTTGAGTCGCTCGTTAATCAAACCTACTCAGACTGGGAGTGGGTCGTTCTTTTAAACAACGGCGCCACATGGACCTGCGATGATGCAAGGGTAAAACTTTACGAAAGCGATTCTTCTGCTTTGATTGGTCTTCTGAAAAACGAAGCCGCCGCTCTTTGTACTGGCGAATACTTGGTTGAGTTTGACCACGATGACCTTCTTTCACCAAACGCTTTAGAAGAAATTGTTAAGGCTTTTGAGGAAAATGAAAACGTTGGATTTGTTTATTCTGATTTTGCTCAAATCAATGAAGACGGAACACCAAACCTTGTTGAGTTTGATACGACGCACGGTTGGGAGTTCTACGATGATGAGCACGGCTACCACGTATGCAAATCGCTTTCTCACCACCCTGCAAACCTTGCCTATGTTTGGTACGCCCCAAACCATGTAAGAGCATTCCGTAAATCTGTTTACGATGACATTGGCGGCTACGACGTAACTATGGAAGTTTTGGACGACCAAGACATCATTTGCCGTATGTACCTTGCTTCAGATTTCTACCACATTCCAAAGAACCTTTACCTGCAGCGTGTACACACTGAAAATTCTCAGGCCAAGGCTGACCTCAATGCAAAGATTCAGCAAGAGACACACAACGTTTACGCCAAGTACATTGAACTGATGATTTTAAAATGGGCAACCGAAAATGATTTGGAATGCCTAGACCTTGGTGGCGCACACAACCCCGCCCCCGGTTACGTAACGGTAGACATTGAAGCGCCCGCTGATTACATTGGCGATGTTTTTGAAATTCTTTCATCGTTTGATGATGGAAGCGTTGGAGTAATCCGTGCTGTTGACTTTTTGGAGCACATCGAAAACAAGATTGAATTGTTTAACGAGATGTACAGAGTTTTGGCAGAGGGCGGAATGATTCTTAGTTTCACCCCATCAACAGATGGCCGTGGAGCATTCCAAGACCCAACACACGTTGCTTTTTACAATGAAAACTCGTTTTGGTATTTCACCAGCGAAAGCCACCGTAAGTATGTTCCAGCAATTAAGGCAAAGTTTCAACGCAGCCGCCTGATGACATACTTTCCAAATGAGTGGCACCGCCAAGTGAATATCTCATATGTTTCAGCAAACCTCATTGCCCTAAAAGACCCAAATAACCGTTACGGCGGACAACTGGACTTCTAACCTGTATCGCCATATAGCACAAGGGAAAATAAAAAACCCTCGTGTAAGATTTACGCATGGCTAGGCACTTTTTGGAATCAACTAGCCAAGATACGGTGAAATAGTGTCAAGGGTTGCCTACTCTCAGAATAGTTACGTCGGGGCCGCCCCGAACGCCTATCTCTACACGGCTATTGGCAGTTCTGACACCACAATCGTTCTTACAAATACGACCGGTGGTTGGTCGGGTCTTGGAACTAATGGTTTCTACCTCGCCATCGATTTTGGAAATGCCGCCGAAGAAAAGATTTACGTACCAGCCGGTTCTTACAACTGGACTGGTCTTACGGTTACCCTTACTGGAGTAACTCGTGGAATTGACGGCACCGTTGCCGAGCCACACTCAATAAATGCAATCGTTGTTCCAATTATTACTGCAATTGACATTGCTGAAGCAAACGCTGCGGTATGGAACACAATTGGAAAAGTCCAATCGCAAGGTGACCTCATCATTGGTTCACAAGCGAACCAATTCAGCAGACTTCCAATTGGCCCCCAAGGAAAGTTTCTAGCATCAGACGGAACTACTGCTTACTGGGCAACTGGTGGATACCAAGGGACACAAGGTGCACAGGGTTACCAAGGGCAGACCGGACCACAAGGGACGCAAGGTGTAACCGGAAGTCAAGGGCAACAAGGGTATCAAGGGAGCCAAGGCTCACAAGGAAATCAAGGTCTAACTGGTAACACTGGTCCTCAAGGAAATCAAGGTAATACTGGTTCACAAGGCTCAACAGGTTTGCAGGGACCACAAGGTAATACTGGTTCAACAGGAAGTCAAGGAGCGCAAGGCTATCAAGGCTCAACAGGTTCCACAGGACCACAAGGTTCTACGGGTTCGCAAGGCTCAACAGGAAGTCAAGGCTCAACTGGAAGCCAAGGCTCCACGGGTGCGCAGGGGAGCACGGGTGCGCAGGGGTCTACGGGTACACAAGGTTCAACTGGTCCTCAAGGTTTAACGGGTTCACAAGGTTCCACCGGAGCACAAGGACCAATTGGTTCAACTGGTTCGCAAGGTGCTCAAGGTTCTCAAGGCAATCAAGGCCTCACTGGTTCCACGGGTGCGCAAGGTGTTCAAGGAACGCAAGGCTCAACTGGAACGCAGGGTTCTACTGGTGCACAAGGCTCACAAGGTTTTCAAGGTTCAACTGGTTCACAAGGTGCAACCGGAAGCCAAGGGGCTCAAGGCTATCAAGGTTTTCAAGGCGTAACTGGAGCAACCGGCGTTCAAGGAACACAAGGAAGCACTGGTTCAACTGGTGCTCAAGGTCTTACTGGTCCACAGGGTTCACAGGGGTACCAAGGAGCAACTGGTGTTCAAGGTTTAACGGGAACACAGGGTGCAACTGGAGCGCAAGGGAATCAAGGTTTTCAAGGGACGCAAGGAACAACTGGCTCACAAGGCGCAACCGGTTCTCAAGGCGCAACTGGACCGCAAGGTTCTCAGGGGCTACAAGGAACAACTGGCTCTCAGGGTGCAACTGGTCTTCAGGGGCCTCAGGGATATCAAGGCTCAACTGGAAGTCAAGGTTCAACGGGTTACCAAGGAGCAACAGGAAGCCAAGGTGCGACTGGAAGCCAAGGTTACCAAGGGTACCAAGGTCAAACTGGACCACAAGGTGTTACTGGACTGCAGGGACCCCAAGGTGTTCAGGGTGCAGCGTCTTCTCTTAACGCACACGCCGCAGTTGTTGCAGTTGACTATTCAGGAGTAACAAACTCTGGCGTTTACGTAGCAGGAACACTTGGAGCAGATGGTGGTTACGGTATTGGCGCAACACTAACGGCATCGGCAAATGGTGTTTTAACCATCGATGGTGTTAACCCAGCAGTTGGTCAACGTGTACTGGTAAATAATCAAACCCCACAAACTCGTAACGGTATTTACCTCGTAACAAATTCTGGTGGAACAAGTGCCAAGTGGATTCTTACTCGTGCTTCAGACTATGACAATAGCAATCAAGGTGAAGTTTCTGTTGGTGACTATGTTTTTTGTACCAATGGAACTTTGTACGCAGGCACTACTTGGACGCAAATTGATTACGGTTCTCTTTCTGACTTAAGTATTATAATTGGAACAGACAATATTCACTTTGCGGAAACAGGTGGAATTGGACCTCAGGGTTATCAAGGACCACAGGGTGTTGGTGGCGCCCATGGTTACTACGGTTCGTTCTGGGATACAACAACACAATCTGCCGCAGTAGTAAATACTGCCTATGACATAAATCTAAATAGTTTTGGTGACACAAGCGGAATATCCTTAACAACACCAAATATTATTATTGCAAGTCCCGGTGTTTACAACGTTCAATTTTCTGCTCAGTTTATTAGAAACTCTGGTGGAACTGGTAATGCGTATGTTTGGATTAATCAAAATGGAACAGATGTTGCCGCCTCTGCCGGTGATGTTCAACTAGCAGGTAACAACTACGCAATTATTCAATCGTGGAATTACCTAATCACCACTACAACCGCTAATGAATACGTAAAATTCCGTTGGGCGACAACCGATTTATCAATTAAAATAGTAACTCTCGCTGCAACTTCTTTTGCACCTCTTACACCTTCAATGATTGTTACCGTGCAACAAGTCATGTACACCGAAACTGGTGCACAAGGGGCTCAGGGACCTCAAGGGGGTCAGGGCGCACAAGGCTCTAATGGTGCACAAGGTTTTCAAGGAATCTCCGGAACTAATGGAACGCAGGGTGCTGCTGGTGCACAAGGTGCGACTGGTTCTCAGGGGGCACAGGGGGCACAAGGTTCAATAGGCTCTCAAGGTGCAACTGGTTCACAGGGGCAACAGGGTGCGCAAGGTTTTACTGGTTCGCAAGGTGCAATTGGATACCAAGGATACCAAGGCGCAACTGGCTCGCAAGGAAGTCAAGGATACCAAGGGTCAACTGGTTCACAGGGAAATCAAGGAAACCAAGGTGCCACTGGAACAACTGGTGCACAAGGGTCTCAGGGTTCTCAAGGACAAACCGGTTCGCAAGGTTCTACCGGTGCACAAGGCTCTACCGGCGCTACTGGTTCTCAAGGAACGCAAGGTCTAACTGGTGCTCAAGGCTCAATTGGATACCAAGGGTATCAAGGCTACCAAGGACCACAAGGCGTTATTGGACAAACTGGTTCAATCGGTCCGCAGGGATATCAAGGTGCAACCGGTCTTCAGGGCAATCAAGGCAACCAAGGTTCAACTGGAGCGCAAGGAACTACTGGCTCCCAAGGTACAACTGGTTCGCAAGGAAATCAAGGTGCCACCGGGTCGCAAGGTACGCAAGGATACCAAGGTTCAACTGGTGCGACTGGTGCACAGGGGACGCAAGGAATAACCGGCTCTCAAGGAAATCAAGGTTTCCAAGGTTCGGTTGGTGCCACTGGCTCGCAAGGAACGCAGGGATACCAAGGTCAAATTGGTGCAACTGGTGCCCAAGGTAATCAAGGATTCCAAGGTACAACCGGTGCCACCGGTGCGCAAGGCGTTCAAGGTTTCACTGGTTCACAGGGACCAATTGGTTATCAGGGTGCAATTGGTTATCAGGGTTACCAAGGCTCAACTGGTGCGCAAGGTAACCAAGGTTTCACTGGAGTTCAAGGCCCTCAAGGGAATCAAGGGACGCAGGGTTTAACTGGGCCACAAGGTACGCAAGGTAATACTGGAACGCAAGGACCAACTGGTTACCAAGGACCTCAAGGGTCACAAGGCGCACAAGGGGCTCAGGGTTATGTCGGTGCACAAGGTGCAACCGGTAATCAAGGACCACAAGGTTACCAAGGACAACTTGGTTCACAGGGTCCACAAGGTTATGTTGGTACACAAGGTTCGTACGGACGTGGTTACAACGTAACTTCAAACACTTCTTACACAATTGCTGCAAGTGGAATTTTTACCTTCTACACAAACTACACAGGTGCGTACGTACCGGGTTCAGTAATTGACGTTATTAGTGCTTCTACTTCTTATTACATGGGTGGAACAATCACCAATGTAGTGACCGACACAAGCATTACAGTTAACATCACAAGTTCATACGGAAGCGGCGCTTTTTCTGACTGGCAATTCACCATTGGTGGATACGGAAGTCTTGGAACTGGCTCTGGTACACAAGGGCCGCAAGGGACTCAAGGAGTTCAAGGGAATCAAGGTGTTCAAGGCGCCGGTTACCAAGGTGTTCAAGGCGCTACTGGTTCTCAAGGACCTCAAGGTTACCAAGGAAATCAGGGTGCTGGCACTCAAGGAAATCAAGGTTACACAGGTCTTACTGGTGACCCGGGAATTGTTAACCAATCCATTGCACCAACCAATACTGGAATTCTATGGATGGATACAACATCCACACCAACAATTGTTCAGGGGTACCAAGGAGTCCCCGGAACTCAAGGTTCAACCGGTTTACAAGGTCCTCAGGGAAATATTGGTGCGCAAGGAACACAAGGTAGTCAAGGTGCATCCGTCCAAGGGCCTCAAGGGTATCAAGGTGCACAAGGCGTATACGTATCAGCAAACGGTGTTGCACCAGTTGATACAACTCTTCTTTGGCTTGACAATTCTGCTTCAGGAAATGGAACGCAGGGACCACAGGGGTCTCAAGGGGCACAAGGGTATCAAGGCGCATACGGTGGACCTCAGGGAACTCAAGGGGCACAAGGCCGTCAAGGGGTTCAAGGGACGCAAGGCTATCAAGGACCAGCACCACTCGCCGCAATTGGAACGGTTACCGTTGCACCAACGCCACAAGTTACGGTTGGTAACTCTAACGGAACAGCAACATTTAATTTTGGATTAGTTCAAGGACCACAGGGTTACACCGGAGCCCAAGGGCCTCAAGGTTTTCAAGGAAATCAAGGTTCTACTGGTACCGCAGCATTTGTTGGAGCGCAAGGCCCACAAGGTTTTCAAGGGAATCAAGGATTTCAGGGGAATCAAGGGAATCAAGGATTTCAGGGCTACCAAGGTTTTCAAGGGACTCAAAGCGGAATCACAATTGGAACAACGACAACGCTGGCTTCTGGTTCTCAGGCAACAGTTTCCAATTCAGGAACAGCGGGTGCATCCGTACTTAACTTTGGGCTACCTCAAGGTTACCAAGGAAACCAAGCGGGAATCACCATTGGTACAACATCGACTGTTGCATATGGAGTTCAGGCTGCAGTATCAAACGTAGGTACTGCTGGCTCAGCAATTCTGAACTTCTCGCTACCTCAGGGACCTCAAGGTTATTCAGCAGCAACAACAAATGTTGCAATGAATGCACCGCTTGAGGCATTCCAAGTTGTTACTGCAGCGCCAACAGCAACTCAAACCATCTACCTTGGCGCTTCTTCAATTTGGTATTTCACTTCGAATTCTGCAAATACATTTGCATTAAACTTCTCCGCCGGTATCGCTGGTTCTACAGTTCCTTTAAATACGCTTCTTGCAATTGGACAATCAATTGGTGTAACTGTTCTTGTTAAAAACGGTGCAACAACTTTGTATTATGCAACTGGATTCCTAATTGATGGAAACGCCGTTACGCCTATTTGGCAAGGTGGAACGGGTGCGCCAACTGCTGCTGGAGCAGCGAATTCGGTTGACATCTATAACTTCACCATATTAAAAACGGCTGCCAATACCTACACAGTTTTGGCCTCAACGAACTACTTTAAGTAATCATGCCATTAGCGTCAACTAGCGGTTCATCATCACAAGGATTTGGATTTCTTAAAACGTTTCACAAAATCCTTGCTGACAACTTCACCCGCTCTGCAACTCAAGGTGGCCTAGGAACATCAACTAATGGTGCTACATGGAACTCTATAACCGGAACTTGGTACGTAAACTCAAACAATCAAGCCCAATCAGATGCAACCTCAACTGTATATCCGGTTTCTGCAATAGATGTAAACTCTTTTAATCAAACCGCCAGTGCAGTTGTTTCAGAGGGAACCGGAGTAGCCGTTTGGGTATCAGCACTAGGAACTTCTTGGTACGCTGCAACAAGTTACAATGTAAATAGCACGTATGCGTGCAATCCATATTCTTGCAACTGCAGCAATTGTTGCCAGACTTGCAACGTTTCGTGTAATTGCGTTACTACGCCGTGCACGCAATCTTGTGTAACCTCTCCACAAACCTGTTCGGGTGGAGGCACGTCGTGCTCTGGTGGTGGCTGCAACTGCACTGCTTATGGTGAAAAAGGTGCTGCGTACTGCTGTGGAAGCGACCCTCTTGTTTGCGTTGACATTCCACCAACTTGTACCGGTGGAGGCACTACCTGTACCTGCACCGGTGGGGGTACTTCGTGTGACACTTGTGCGGTTCCCTGTAATTGCGTTTCTTGCAATTGTTCTACTTGTTACCAATCTTGTGGTTCTGTTAATTATTACATGAGAATTTTGCAAAATTTAAGTGGTGTAGTTAGTACTGTTACAAATGATGTTTCTCTTAGTAGTCAAGCCGTAGCGATTAAAGTGCAGGCAAATGCTGATTCTGGCTCAATTATTGCCACCGCTTACTCTGACACTGGGTTTTCAACAGTTTTGGGAACGGCAAATTTTTCACCAACAATTGGGCTTCAGAGTCAATACGCTGGTATAGTAAAAGCACCTACTAGCAATAGCCAAGGTTCAACAATCACCAGTTTCCGAGCGCAGGTATAAAAATGACAAACGAAGCAGCAAGTGAGCGACCAGCAAGACCTTGGGATTTGTGGAATAAAAACATTGGTCGTGTGGCTACGGTTGTTGCAGATGAGCGTTTTGAAATTTGCAAAGCCTGTCCTAACTATGTTTCCCTAACCCACCAATGCACCGAATGCGGTTGCATTATGAATGCCAAGGTGAAACTTCCAAATGCTTCTTGCCCAATTGGAAAATGGTCCGCAGTAAGTATTTCTTACAAAACCGATGACACAAAGAAAGACCAATAATGTCAACACTTAATGCTCCTCAAAATCTTCAAGTCTTCCCATCTAATAATGCACTAATTGTAAATTGGCTTCCAATTGTTGACCCATCTTTGGGGGGATACAGCATCTCAATAACTGATGAAGCGGGAACGCTTAAAAGCATTGCAATTACCAAGGACTCAACATCTATTTCTATTGATAATTTGACCAATGGAGAAAAATACTCTATTTCTATCGCATCTGTAACGGATGAAGGCATTGGTGAATACTCAATTCCGGTTGTTGGGGTTCCAGACAATACTCGCCCAGTAGAACCACCGCAAGTAAATACTTCAACATCGCCTGAGCCATTAACACCACAGGCAGTGCCACCAGTAAAACTTGCAATGGTAATTGATGGTGAAGTGGTTGACGTTTTGTTTACTGATGAGCGACTGGCTGCAATTTTTCTAAGCGCCCCAACCGTTGTAGACGTTACTGACGCAACCTCGGAAGTAAAGGCTGGCTACTTGTTTGATGCTAAAACCAGAATGTTTTCTATACCGCCAATTAGCATTGACACAACAAATCTCACGGGTGAATTAAATAATTTGGCGCCCATGGGAACACCAAATATTCCACCAACAGTTAACTAATGCCCGAAACAATGCCCCCGGTCCCAGAGATTGCCAAATTAGTAAAAGTGGCAATAATTATTGACAACGTTGTTCAGGCAACAATGTTTCTTAAGCCCGAATTAGCACTTAAGTTTCTTTCGGGTAGTCCACTTTCTTGCGTCAATATATCTGCACCAAATGGTGCACAATTGGCTACGGGCGGGGACATTTATGACCCAACAACAGGAAAATTCACAACCCCTTAAGGTTTAAAATGGCTACTGTAACTCATTTATATTCTGACCCTAACGAGATTTACGACCCTGCAAACAAAAATTGTAAATCGCTTTACTATGAATTAATTGACAAAGGACCAACTGTTCCATTCGAAATTGGAAAACCACTTTTTTCTGCAACCGGAGAAAGCGCAACGGACCTTTTTACCAAAATGTTTGGTGGAATTGGTGGAAAAGAAGAAGAACTTATTGTTATTCACTTTGAGGCAAAAAAAGATTTCAATGGTGACCTTTCTTTTCCTTTGGAAATAATGACCAAAATGAACGGCAATTTTCTTTTTGTTGGAGAAATGAAACCCCATTATTCAACTGGAAGCAAAACAAAAGTAACTTCTTTTAAAGATGACCTTTCTAGTTATGAAGACCCAATTCAGCCCTCAAACAGACCCGGCGGCGCTTTCTACCACAATGAAGGTCAAGTATTTATTGCTGGAGTTTTGACATTTAAAGACTCAAATGATTATTACCAATTCATGCAAACAATTTCTCAAACAGCAATTGCTGCAATTAAAACATTTGATACAGAAGGAAAATTAGGGGAAGTGGGTACGTCAGAGCCGTATTCAGGAATTTTTTCTCACGTGGGTACGCCAGAAATTAAAAAAATAGGTGGTTGGCAGGGTTGGGATAATCCTCATCCGCTACAAAAAGAAACTACAAAAGTTCGTGCCCTATTTTCTTTTGCAATAAATGTAAACAATGATTTAACCCCTTTCTTCAAAGTTGACCTTTGCGATGAGCCAATCCCAGTGGGCTCTTTGGCGGTTGACGGGGTTTATGTAGACGTACCAACCTTTAGGCGCCAGTTCTCAGAGCAAATGGTTACTTTTGCTTTGGACTTTCTTCAAGCCTAAATAAATACCGGTTTATGCCCTAGAATAATGGTTTAGGAAGGACTGTCAATGGCTCAACTGAAATATTGGAACGGTTCGACATGGGTAACTGCCGTTGTCGGTTCTCAGGGCTATCAGGGAGTCCAAGGTGCAAATGGAGCCCAAGGGCAACAAGGTTTTCAAGGCTACCAAGGGAATCAAGGCGTAATCAGCACCAGCAATGGAGTGCCGCCTACAGATACATCAGTTCTTTGGTATGACGCAACCGCAACTTCAACAGTTGGAGTAGCAAACGCAACGCCCGGCGGTGTTGTTTATGGAGCGGCCGATGGAACTGGATTAACAACAGCATCTGGAACCTCTGGCTCTTTCCTTATGTCTTATGGAAACGTAGCAAATGGTGGGCCTGAGTTTATTCAGTTAAACGTTCATGAACCGGTAAACGTTGCCACTACAGGAAGCAATATTCCTGCAACATACACTCTTGGAAATGCTTTAACAAGTACTGGAAACAATACTAACGATTATCCAGTTTGGGCAGACCTTCTTACAATCACCGCAACTGGTGCTTTTTACGTTGACGGAATTCTTATTAACGCTGGAGACCGTGTTCTTTTTAAAGACCAAACTAACGCAGCGTCAAATGGAATTTGGCTATGCACAACTGCTGGCTCCGTTGGGGTAAGTGCTGTTTTTTGTAGAGATAATGATGGCGACACAATTTCAAAACTTGCAGCGGCGACTGTCTCTGTTTATAACGGAGCACTTAATGGTGGCTCTACGTGGCAAACAACGCTTTCCAATTCTGGTGTTCTTGGAACAACAGGAATTTATTTTACCCTTTCAGTTACTAGCGCTACAGGTGTTGGTACCGCAGGTCAATTGCTTATGTCTTATGGAGGAACTGGTCAGGCAGGGCCTAACTGGGTTTCTTTTGGGGTTCACGAACCAGTAAGTGCTGCCTCAACAACAAATGTTGCTGGAACATATACGGTTGGTGCAAACACCTCTCTTGACCCTGCGCAAGCATCCGATACTTTTGTAACAACGGCAACAGGAACCCTAGTAATAGATGGTTATACGGTTCAAACTGGCGACCGCATTTTATTAAAAGACCAATTAAATGGCGCTCAAAATGGAATCTGGCTTATCACCACTGCAGGTTCTAGTGGCATTGCAACTTCAATGGTCCGTGACAATGATGCAAATACTTTTTTTAAATTAGCCGCATCTATTGTTCAAGTTCGTCAAGGCAATTCAAATAGTGGCTCAGTATGGACTTGCTCATCTTCCTCTACGGGGACCATGGGGATAACACCAATTAATTTTTCTTATAACGTTTCAGCAATTGGTGGCTATGGTCAAGCAGGGCAATTGCTTATGTCATATGGAGTTCCCGGTATTAATGGACCGCCGCAATATATTCAATACAATGTCCATGAACCCGTCCAAGTTGCAACAACCGGAAATAATATTTTTGGAACATATTCAAACAACACCCCGGGCTCGGTAACCAACGACTCTACATTTGTAGTATCAGCAACTGGTCCATTAGTAATTGATGGATATACGGTACAAATTGGTGACCGCATTCTTATAAAAGACCAGACAATTGCATTCCAAAATGGTGTCTATGTATGTACAACTCAGGGTGTCTATGGAATTAATGCAGCATTTGTAAGAGACAATGACGTTGACACTACAAACAAGTTGGCGGCTTCCGTAGTTCAAATTCTTCAAGGAAATCAAAACGGTGGAACAGTCTGGTTTTGTTCTTCTAAGTCAACCGACACAATGGGAACAACTGCAGTCAACTTTTCTAAGCCCCTAACATCTTCAACAACAGGAACTTCTTCCCAATTGTTAGCGTCTGGCGGACCATCTTCTTCCGCTGGTTTCTACCAGTTTGGTTCTCACCCAGTTGTACAGGTTTCTTCAACGGGAACCAACATTGTTGGAACGTACGCAGTCGGCGCAAATACAACAAACGATGTAGGAACTGCATCTGACACATTCACCATCACTGCCACCGGAGCGTTTGTTTTGGATGGGTACACGGTCGGTCTTGGTGACCGAATCTTGCTAAAAGACCAAACTGCTGGTCTCCAAAACGGCGTCTACAAGTGCACAACCTACGGAACAACTGGTGTTTCAGCAGTATTCGTTCGTGACTTTGACGCCAATACAATTGGAAAATTAGCCGCCGGAAACTTCTCAATCCTTCAAGGGTCATCATACGGAGGAACAACTTGGTACTGCACCAATAAAACAACCGACACCCTTGGAACTACAGCGATTACGTTTAGTAACCCAATTTTTGCAACCAACACCCCAACGGCTAACCAAGTTTTGGCCGCAAACGCATCTGGTGTCGCTACATGGCAAAGTGCCCCTGCGGTTTCTACTATTTCTACCAATACCGTATTTACGGCTCCGCTTGAAGCAATACGCTACTCAACTAGTGCAATCGCATCGTCTCAAAGCATTTACGCATCCCTAGGCTCTGTTTGGTTCTACAACGCAGCGGCAACAGCAAACTGGACGCTTAACATAACTGGTAGTTCTACCCCGACAACGCTTAACTCAATTCTTGGAGTTAACCAATCAATTACCATTGCGGTAATGGTTCTTCAGGGTGGAACCGCTTGGTATAACTCCGCAATACAAATTGACGGTAACGCAATCACCACAACTGCGGGAACATACGGAATTGTTTATTGGTCTGGTGGAACTGCGCCAACATCTGGAAACGCTAACCAAATTGACGTTTACAACTACACAATTATTAAAACCGCATCAAACTTCTACACAGTTCTTGCAGGATTGACTAAGTTCTAATGCCTATTATTTCTGGTCAGGGCGATGACTCCGCTAACGGGTATGGTGAATTTACCACTCCGTACTATGGCTCATCTTTATATACTTTTCCAACCGGAAGTTATGTAACCTTCAATGGGACATCAGGATATACGGGGCCATCTCTTTCTACAGCAATAAGCACATTGAGTTCCAATGTAAGCACAAGTTGGTCAAGTAATACTTTGTATTTCAATACTTCTGGTGGAATACAACTTTGGACCGTACCAAGCACGGGGACCTTTACAATACTTGCTGCTGGTGCGGCGGGTGGAACTGCAAGTTCGGTGGGTGGAAGGGGTTTAATTTGGTCAGGAAATTTTTCCCTTGTATCTGGGACTATCTTGTACATTCTTGTAGGCCAGTTGGGTGTTAGTAGTGGGTATGGAGGCCCCCCCGGAGGCGGCGGCGGCACCTTTGTTCTTCAAGGCTCTGGAACTTCAACTCCTTTAATTATTTCCGGCGGAGGTGGTGGAGGTGCCAATACCATTTATGGAGGAAGCGTTTCATATGACGCTGTTTCTACCAACACAGGAGTAACCCCACTTGGTACGGGTTCTCAAATCAGTGGCGGTACTGGTGGCACGGGCGGAAACGGCGCCACGGGTGGTGGCAACGGCTCTGGCGGCGGAAACAATGGTGGTGGACTTTTATCCAGTGGAACTGGCGGTGGTGGCTATACGGCAGGTGGTGGAACAAATTTAAATGGTTTTGGTTATGCTCAAGGCGGTTCTGGAGGATTTAGCACTAGCCCCTCAACACAATCTTATGGTGGATTTGGTGGGGGTGCTTCTGGTTACGTTAATGGTTTTGCCGGTTTTGGAGGTGGCGGCGCTGGCGGTTACTCTGGTGGTGGTGGTGCTGGAACTAACGGTAACGGAGGCGGTGGCGGTGGTTCTTACAACGCAGGAAGTAGTCAATCAGGTGTTTCATATAACGCCGCAAACGGCTACTGCACAATAACTAAGGTTTCGTGAGGAATAACTAATGGGAACAATTAAATATTGGAACGGAACAGCATGGATTGCTACCGTCATTGGTGCTCAGGGTGTTCAAGGGACACGTGGGTACCAAGGCCCCCAAGGTCTTCAGGGGAACCAAGGAATCACTGGAATCCAAGCAGGCTCAACAGCACCGCTCAACACAAGTACTCTTTGGTTAAATAACACTGTAACTGGAGTCGTTAACGCAGGACCACAAGGGGCTCAAGGTTCGCAGGGGCCAAGCAGTTTCACCGCAAGCGCTACGGCACCATCAAACACAAGCACTATTTGGCTTGACACAAGCACAACATCAGCAGCCCTTGCATCAAGCGCCGCTGGAAAAAATGCGCTGGTTAACGGATATGCCGACGTATGGCAACGTGGAACATCATTTTCACTATCGGCAAACTCATCTGCTTACACAGCGGACCGCTGGCAGGCATACTCAACCGCAGCCGTTAGCGCTTACACGATTTCGCAAATCGCATCCGGTCTAACAAGTTTTAATAACGCTATTCGTGTTCAGCGCAATAACGCCTCTACTCAAGTGGCGCCAATCTACCTCGGCCAAACCTTGGAATCAGTTGCATCAATTCCATATGCTGCTCAAACAGTAACACTTTCCTTCTACGCACGTGCGGGTGCGAACTTCTCGGGTGCCGGTAACTTGCTCACTGCAAACTTTGTTTCAGGAACTGGAACCGACCAAAACGTGTTTACCGGTTTTACTGGAGCCTCTACGGTTTTTTCCCCGACCGCTACTTTGACAACTTCATGGCAACGCTTTAACTACACCGTTAACTTGCCATCAACAATGACCCAATTGGGAATTACATTCTCATATTCACCAACTGGAACCGCCAGCGCCAACGACTACTTTGACATTACGGGTATGCAATTGGAACTTGGCTCTGTAGCAACTGGTTTCTCCCGTGCGGGCGGGAACCTCCAAGGTGAATACGCACTATGTCAAAGGTATTTTTGGAACCTCAACGCCAACCCAGCAGTAACGGGATTTACGTATTCTCGCCTCTTCTTGGCTTACGCAAGCGGAACAACTGCTCAGGGGTATCAGCAATTTCCGGTCCAAATGAGAATAACCCCAAGCGTTGCTTTTAGTCCTACGACCTCATACTCGTATTACAATATTGCAGCCAGTTATGGAGTTAGCAGCATTGCAGTGGACCAAAACAGTGCTTATGGATGCGCTTTCCAAATTGCACTTTCTAGTAGTGCCGCACAAAGTGGCGGTGCAATTACCAACGGAAGTGGCGCAACTGCCGCCTATGTCCAGTTTTCAGCAGAGTTGTAGGATTAATACATGGCACAACTCCGTTATTACGACGTAACCAGCAACACATGGTTACCAATGTCCGCCGTAGGACCTCAGGGGAGCCAAGGTTTTCAGGGTGCTCAGGGCGTATCAACGGGGTCAACAGCACCTGCCGACACAACGCTTTTATGGCTTAATACAGCATCAGCCGGAGTTGGAACTCAAGGTCCACAAGGATTTCAAGGACCATCAGGCGGAGCACAAGGTGCACAAGGTGCCACGGCAGTCGTCTCTCAATCAACAGCACCAGCAAACACTTCGGTTGTCTGGCTTGACACAAGCACGTCAGTCACAGGAATTGCAACATCGGCTTATGGTGTTGCCGGAAAAAATGCGGTCATAAATGGCGGCATGGACATAGCGCAACGTGGAACGAGTCAAACTTTTACCGCTGGTCCTGCTTACAGCCTTGACCGTTGGACGTTTAACTGTTCTGTTTCAACAAACATAACAATATCTCAGGTGCAAACTTCAGACACCACAAACTTGCCAAATATTTACTATGCAATGCGTGTTCAAAAAGCATCTGGAAATACTTCAACACCATTTGTGCCACTGACATATAATTTTGAATCAAAAGATTCATATAGATTTGCTGGACAAACAGTTACCTTTTCTTTTTATGCAAGAGTTGGCGCAAACTGGTCAGGAACAGGTTTTGCTACACAATTAGTTTCAGGAACAGGGAATGACCAAAACCTTTACTCAACAGGATTTAATGGTTCTAACGGATTTATTTCTCAAACGATTTCTTCATTTACTGGCACATGGCAACGTTTTGTATATTCAGGAACAGTCCCCGCAACAACGACTCAACTAGGAATTCAATTTAATTGGAGTACGTCCGCTGGAGCATCAGGTGCTGCAGACTACATAGACATAACAGGTGTTCAAGTTGAACTTGGTTCAACCGTAACTCCTTTTTCTCGTGCTGGTGGAACTATTGGTGGTGAATTGGCTCTATGTCAGAGGTACTACTGGCAAAACGGTGGGTCAAGTTATTGCTCATTTGGTCTTGGGTATGGAGCAACTACAACTATTGCTAATACACACATTGTGTTTCCTGTTGCTATGAGAGCAGCCCCATCATTTTCATCTTCGGGAAGCCTTGCCGTTTCTGCCGGAACACCCATTACTGTTACGTCAATAAACTTGGCCGGTGCTTCTGCGACCACACTTTCAGCAACTATTCAACCAAACGTTGCGTCAGGATTAACGGTTGGTTATTGCTACCAGTTGTATGCCAGTAACTCATCAGCATCTTACATAGCATTTAGTTCGGAGTTGTAATGACAACAGCACGCATCTATAACTCATCAACTGGTAACTGGGACGCTGTAGTCGGTGGACCGCAAGGGTACCAAGGCTCACAAGGGTATCAAGGTTTTCAAGGGAGCCAAGGTTTTCAAGGCAATCAAGGTACGTCCTCGCTTACAACAAATATTGCTGGTAAAAACTCACTGATTAATGGAGCCTTTGACATCTGGCAACGTGGAACCTCATTTACAAGTGACCAAGTTTACACAGCCGACCGCTGGTACGGAAGAGTTATCGGAACATCATCAATAACTCAAGAAACAACAAACCTTCCAGTTGGTGCTCGTTACGGCCTTAAATGGAACATAACTGGAACGACTGCGGGAAGTTTTTGCCAAATTCACCAACCAATTGAAACCGCAAACGTTATTCCCCTTCGTGGTCAAACGGTTACATTCTCCTATTACGCCCTTGTCTCTGGTGGTTGGACTGGAAACATTGTTCCTGAAATTTATTACAGCAACTCAGCGACAGACGCTTCATACACAACACTTGGAAGCGGAACGGCTCTCAGCGTAACTCAAAACCAAGCCAACAATGCTCCTACTGTATGGACACGACTTTCATTCACCACAACAATTCCTACAGATGCACTTAGCATTAGGTTTGGAATTGTTCCAGATACCGCTCAATCAACAAATGGAGCAACAGTAAGAATTGCTAACGTACAACTCGAACTTGGTTCAACAGCAACTCAGTTCACACGTGCCGGTGGTCTTGTTCAAGGTGAGTTGGCGGCGTGTCAGAGGTACTATTTGCAAGTTACTTCTGACACAAATAATAGTGGTGCAATTTTATCTCCACTTGGAACAGCAAACACAACAAGCAGTTTTTACGTTCCATTTTTACTTCCTGTAACAATGAGGGCAGTACCCTCTGGTACTGTTGCCTTTGCAAACCTTCAAGCAGTCGATGGCGCAAACTCTTTTACGATTACTTCAGCAGGTTTGGCGGGTAGTAGCAATACAACACAAGTTGTTATATTAAATGTTGGAGTTACAGGAACGCTTACACAATTTAGACCTTATTGGATAAGAAGTGCTATTTCTGGTGGTTACATAGGATTTACGGCGGAACTGTAATGACACAACTCTCCTACTTCTCACCAGCCACCGGTTCTCCATTTACTCCTACGGCAGTATCTGGAACAACAATCTCGGTTTCTACCACAGCGGCTTTGTCGCAAGGAATGGTTGTCGCCAACTCTTCATACGGAATAAACACAACAATTACCAGCATTACAAACCTGACGCAATTTGTTGTAAATAGCGCTACCGGAATCACCACAAGTACGCCATTAAACATTGGCTCTTGGGTTACCGCTTCCACGGGTGCGCAGGGGGCGCAAGGGGCGCAAGGGTATCAAGGGATTACGGGCTCAGGTCTTTTTGCCCTGACACCAAGCACTATCCAAACCTCGGGAACCTATTCAGCAACTGCTTATCAATTGGTTCTTTGTAACCCAGCCAGCCTTATGCAAGTCAACTTACCGACCGCCCCATCGGCGGGAACAATTGTTGGCGTGCAGAACCTTATTTCAGCAACAGCCCAAGTTGCCTTTGGAACTGGTGGAAGTGACACAATCCGTGTCTCTGGACTTGTTCTTTCGCCGGGCCTTTTTGTTGTATTTACTTATAACGCCACATCGGCAATATGGGAACCTTTCGTTAACTCGGTTACGATAGAGACTGAACTTCAGACTCAATTAATTATGGGAGCATTTTACTAATGGCCACTACAGCAACCCTCATGAAGCGTGTGCTTCTGACCACGACCACAAACACGTCTCTCTACACCGCCCCAGCAACCGGAACTGCCATTGTCACAAACGTCGCCATTGCCAACAGCACAGCGACTGCTGCGACTGCAACACTAAACCTTCCAGACCCAACTGGTAACGCAATTCCAATTCTTTCGGCTGTTTCTATTCCAGCAAACACCACCGCATTTTTTGACATCAAACAAACAGTGCCCGCCAACTACTCAATTACTGGTGGAGCGGGAACTGCTTCGGCTCTTTACATCCACATTTCTGGAGTGGTGATTATCTAATGCCGATTTACTACTACCCGAACGTAGTTCAATCAAACTCCACGCAATTACCGCCGGGTGCTGCGTCTGTTGTTACTGACGGCGTAGTTACATCTACAAGTGCCAATGGATACGCCACCGCAACAATCACGCCTAAAAGTAACGTTGTAATTATTACTTCGGGTTCAAACGGTTTGCAAATGGACATTGGTGGAGGTAAAACTTATGTTCCGTCAAATACAACAAGAACTTTAAACGTTGCTGCAAACTACGCCCACACAATGACCGTGATTGCATCCGGTGGAGCAATGTCAAACTCCTACTCAAATAACATCATGGGATATGGAGGGTATTACACAACGTGTGCTTTTGGAAACAATACTTTTGTAACCATCAATAACAACAGCAGTTCTAACTGTCTTTACTCAACAAATAATGGCTCTACTTGGGCCCTTGCTTCAATGCCATATACCGCTTATTGGAGTTGCGTTACTTTTGGAAATGGTATCTTCGTGGCCATTGCTGGTGCTGCGTCTACGCATAACTATGTAGCAACATCACCAAACGGGTACACATGGACTGCCTACACAAATTCATCATCAACGTACTGGGCAAGTCTTGCTTTTGGTACAAACCTTTCAAATGGTGCTGGAACTTGGGTTGATATTGCTGGGTATTCACAGTCGCAACTTGGTGGTTCGTCAACAAATTCCGCCTCATATTCAACCAACAATGGACAAACTTGGACAGCATCAACCCTTCCTTCAACGGTTTATTGGACTTGCATTGCCTATGGAAACGGAATTTGGATGGCTATTGCTGGTGACGGTTCTTCTACAAACATTTTGGCGACCACTTCAAACGGATACACGTGGACACAGTACACAAATAATTTAGGTTCTTATTATTGGCAAGGTCTTGCCTATGGTGACCCCAACGGTGTGCCTACATGGGTCATGAGTACAACACAAAATCAAAACGTTTCCGCATACTCGATAAACAATGGACAAAAATGGGTTAGTACAAACGGTATGTCGCAAAGTAGTTATAGTGGAAAATCTGTTTTTGCTGCTGGGTATTTTATTAACGCATATAACAACAACAACCAAGGATACTCGTACATCTTAAATGGTTCTTGGAGCAATGGTTGGACCACCACTGGCGTCTCATATCAACCAAGTGGAATTGCTTACGGAAATGGTTTTATTGTAATGTCGCCAAATAATAATAACCAGTATGCAACAGTGGTACCAATGGGCGCTGCGCTTCCAATAGCATTTGGTGTCTACAACGGTTCATCGAACACATACTAAGGAGAATAAAAAATGTCATTTCCAGACCACGCAACAATTCTTGATGGATGGGCTTACACAATTCAAGAAACACCACCATTTACAGTTAACGTTTTTAACGCTAATGACCCACACCCTGAAGGATGGGCGGTTCTAGACCAGCCACACAATCCTGATACTGGAATCGACTGGGCTAGTTACCAAGAAGCAGAGACATGGGTAATCGCACAAATTCAAACTCACTACAACGCTGAGCACATCCCATCACCAGAAACTGCTGCGACTATTCAAGCGCAAATTGATGCTCTTCAGAATCGTCTTGATGCTTACAAGGCACAAGAAGCAGGAGAAGAGCCAGCGCCAACTTTGCCTGTAGACGAAAAAGCACAGGCAGATTTTATTGCATCTGGTGAAACAAAGTCTGCGCCTTCTTCATCAACCGATAGTTAAGGTTTTTAAAAGTGCCCCAACTCTATTACTTTGATAACACGTCACAGAGTTGGCTTCCTGCTGTCTATGGGGCACAAGGCTCACAGGGTGCTGCTGGTGCTCAGGGCGCCCAAGGGGCGGCTGGAACTAATGGAGTTAATGCCGTAAACGTTGTTTTGAACTCACCTTTGGAAAGTACGTCACTTTCTACCACAGTGTCTTTGGGTTCAACTGGAAATACAACGGTTCCGCTTTACGTAACGACAAACGGGTCTTTTTATGTATGGACGGCGCAGGCTACAAATAACTGGACATTTAATATTGCCTCAACATCCAGCGCAACGCTTAACTCATTGCTTTCCATTGGACAGTCAATCACCATCGCTGCATACGTCAACCAAGGTGGAACTGCCTATTACTGCCTAAACGTAAACATTGACGGAGTAACGCAAAATGCTTTTTGGCAAGGTGGATATGCACCAACTGCGGGTAACGCAAACGGATACGACGCTTACGTATTTACTATTGTAAAAACAAGTGCAACTCCGACCTATACGGTCTTTGCTTCTCTAACGAGGTACTAATGCCTTTAGCAAATACTGCGGGGGCGGCTTCGGTTAAAGGTGCTGGGGGTGAAGGGTTAACCGTTAACGGCCCTAACTTTATTGCGTCTCAATCTAACTACGTTCAGCAAGTAGCCAGCCAATCGGACTCAAACCAAGGAATAACGGTTGACGCATCAGGAAATGTTTATACGGTAGGGCGTGCCAATAATTATGGTTTTGCACTTTTAACCAAGTATTCACCCAATGGACAGGTTATTTGGCAGCGCTCTTTCAAAAATAATGGAGCAGGTGGTGGAAATCACCAAGGGGTTGCAGTAGATAATTCTGGAAATATCTACGTTGCTGGCCAGTACTACAACGGATACTGGATTGGTTCTCTTCTTAAATATTCAGCAAACGGGCTTATTCTCTGGCAAGTTCAATACGCCAATGGTTCAAGTACCTCATATCCAAACTACGCAGCATCAGTTGCGCTTGATAGTGCTAACAATGTTTATGTAACTGGTTACTATGGAGCAACATCAGCAACGGTTTTCGCCGGAGTTGTAATTAAGTACACATCTGCAGGTGTTTATCAATGGCAGCGTTACCTGACACAATCTGGCTCTGTTCAGGGCAACGGAGTTGCATTAGATAAATCAGGAAATGTTTACGTTGGTGGAATTTACAATAATGGAACAGATAACTATGGTTTCTTGGCGCAATATAACACCAGCGGAACCCTTGCGTGGCAACGCTCTTTGTACAACACAAACACATCAGTTCTTGGAGTTACCACGGACGCAAAAGGATACGTTTATGTAGTTGGTTACTACTACAACACTTTTGGTTTTGTAGCAAAATATAATTCCAGTGGTGTTATTCAATGGAAACGTGGAATTGGTAGAAATCTTTACAATACATCTGTATCGGTTGACAACCTAGGTTTGGTTTACGTAACGGGTAACGACACAAACAACACCCCAAACCAATCGTACTTACTTAAATACTCAGATGCAGGCGTTCTTCTTTGGCAAAAAGCGCTTACAGGCCCTTCAACAACACTTACTGGTGCCGCAGGAAATACACTTCTTTACGGTGTCGCAAACGACGCAACAGGTAACGTTTACGTAACTGGTCAAATTGGAAATGGTCTTCCAGCAACAACCGTTACCGTACCCGGGCCGGTTTCTTCATACACAGTTGCTGGAAATACATTTACTTTTGGAACTGGTGGCGTCAACGCATACACGGGGCCATCGCTTTCTACGCTTCTAAGTTATTACAACACCACACAAAATCCATGGCTTACAAACACCGCATATTTTAATGAGCCCGGAACAACGGGAACTCAATATTGGACCGCTCCAGCCACCGGTTCATACACAATTACGGCAGCGGGTGCCCCGGGCGCTCGTGGTGGAACACCAACAACAACTTCTTATATTGCCGGGCGTGGTGCAATAATTCAAGCAACGGTAACGCTTACTGCTGGAACGGTTTACAAAATTATTGTTGGACAGCCGGGTAGTGCATACTATGACGGCGGTGGCGGTGGTGGAACGTTCATGACTGATTCATCAAATAACCCAATCATTGTTGCAGGTGGCGGTGGTGGAACTTATTACAACTACGGCATAGGAAGTCAATCTCAGGTTGACGGTCAAACTACAAATAATGGAAGTGCTGGATATAACGGTGGAACTGGTGGTTCGGGCGGTGGCGGAGGCGGTTCTGTAAATGGTCTTTCCGGTGGTGGTGGCGGGCTAACTGGAGACTCAAATGGAAATACAAATGGTTATCCATACATGAATGGGAAAGCATTTACCAATAGTGGAATTGGTGGGTATGCACTTAACAATCCCTCTTATTCTTACGGTGGTTTTGGCGGTGGCGGTGGCTCTAACGGAAACGGTTGGGGCGGTGGCGGTGGCGGTGGTTACTCTGGTGGTGCGGGTGGGGACACGAGCAACCCCAACAATGCCGGTGGCGGGGGCTCTTATGTAATTGCCACAGCAACAAATTTAAGTACATCGAATGGCCAATACAATGGAGGTTCTACTTTTAATGGAACGACAATCACCTCAACAGTTGGGTACAACGGGACAGTAGGAGCATACGCACCTTCGAGCCCCGGTTATTTAACAATTGCCGTTCCCGGCTCAACAACAAGGTACATAGGTGGAGCCGCCGGTGGTGGGACAAATATCCTTGTTGCAAAGTTTCTACCAGATGGCACATCGTTTATGGGGCCAAAAGTTATTTCTGCAAACCAACAATTGACAATTGGAAACGCATTTTATGCAGATGTTCAGGCAGGAGTGGTTGACGCCGCTGGTGCGCTCACTAACAATGTTGGTTTCTCAACATCAATGACTGCGGCAGATATTGGTTTTGAATCAGGAACAGGAAATTGGGGCGCTGGAATCAACTGGACGGCGACACAAGATTCAACATATGCACAGTCTGGAACTTATTCGCTTAAATGCACTCGTGCAAATACAACGGCTGGATATGGTTACGTTGCAAATAGCGCCTATTCAATGGTTGCAAATCAGACATATCAGTACTACGGATACATTTATGCTGATTCAACAAGTGCCGGTAAAACATACACAATCATGTTTCAATACCCAAATGGCACAAGGGTTTCAAGTAATTTTACCCCAACGCTCAATACGTGGAATCTTGTTTCTTTGAGTGTTCCTGCAACAACAACGGCAGGTACTTGTGCCCTTTACATTACAGACGACGCCCAAGGGTCACCATCAACAGGTCAATCTATTTGGCTTGACCAAATGGTATTTTTGCCCGGCGTAGAAACGCCATCTTTTGGTGGTGCTTCAGAAACGCCTTCCTATTCTTTCAGCACATTTACATTTACTTCTGGTGGAACATCAGGGCCTACTGGGCCAGCGCTTTCTACGCTTCTTGGTTCATACAGCACAAGCACATACCCATGGTTAAATAACTCTTTATATTTTAACGCTACAGGAGGAATTCAATATTGGACAGTTCCAAGCACGGCTGTTTACAGAATCACTGCGGTTGGCGCTGCTGGTTATCAAGGAAACGGAACTGCTGGTTATGGCGCATCAATGCGTGGTGATTTTACTTTGTCAAAAGGTCAAGTAATTAAAATTCTTGTTGGTCAATGTGGTGTTTATTCATCTTATGGCGGTGGCGGTGGCGGAACTTTTGTAGCAACAAATACAAATACTGCATTAGTTGTGGCTGGTGGTGGTGCTTCAACTTCACCATGGAGTTCCAGCCGTGTAGATGCGCTTACGACAAATAGTGGGCCAAACGGTGGAACTGGTGGTTCAGGCGCTCCGGGTGGCGGAGGTTTTTCTGGGAATGGCAGTGTTGCTTCTGCTTGCCAATCAAGTTTTCCTTATTCTTTTATTAATGGTGGAAATGGAAGTACATCGTGTAACGGTGGTGGTGGATTTGGTGGCGGTGCAGCAACAGATGGATGCTGCCAAGGTCAAAGTGGTGCAGGTGGTGGGTACACGGGTGGAAATGCAAGTGGAACCCCGGGTGCTTCAGGTTCTTACAATAGCGGTACAAACCAAGTAAATTCGACTGGGGCAAACGCACCAAACAGCAACGGTTTTGTCACGGTGACTCTTTTATCAACGGTTTCTACCATCTCAACCTCAGCAGGGGCTCTTCAATCTTCTGGATTGGGTCTTGATGACCTACCTTCAATGGCACTCTCTCAAGTCAACATCTAAAAAATCAGCAATGTCAAAGTAGTATTGATATAGGTTCTGAAAGGAAAAGATGCCTGTCCTTCGCTATTATGACTCCACATCTGGTACGTGGCTTCCCGCTATCGTCGGAGCCCAAGGTCCTCAGGGTGCCCCTGTTTCAGTAACAATTGGAACAACAACGACTACAGCCGCTGGTCAGCCTGCATCCGTAACAAACTCTGGGACAACTGCAGCCGCAGTTCTTAATTTCAGCATTCCAACCGGGACCCAAGGCCCGCAAGGATTAACCGGTGCGCAAGGTGCGACTGGATACCAAGGTCTTCAAGGGACACAGGGTTCATACGGCATCAACGTAGATGCGGGTTCCCCAACAACGGTTTCCGGTGGTACTGTTGGTATCGACGGAGGCCACTTTTAAATGACTACAACCATTCAATTTCGTCGTGGAACCGCTGCCCAATGGACTTCCGCTAATACACTTTTAGCCCAAGGAGAACTTGGTCTTGAGTTAGATACTGGCAAATTCAAGGTTGGCGACGGTCTTACGTATTGGAACAACCTTTCGTACTCTTCTGGACAAGTTGGCCCTCAGGGCGCTCAAGGAGCAGCCGGAATTTCTGGAACACAGGGGGCACAAGGGAGTCAAGGGGCACAAGGCGTCGCTGGTGGCCTAGGACCTCAGGGTATTTCTGGTAACCAGTTTGGAAACATTTTGGCCAACGACGCAAAATTGGGAATTGGAATCTATTTTCCAAAGAAGGTTTCTACAACCTACGTTACGCAAGTTACATCTACTACAGTTATTTCACCAACAAGTTTAATTTAAGGACATCCAATGGCAAGAGGCGTATTACTAGAAACGGACTATGTATTTAGTCCATCAACCTACACGCTCACCATCAACAACCGTTGGATTCGTCAAGAGCGCCTTATGCTCATCACCAACGTAACACGCAACATTGTCCTTTACAACTTTTCTGATTCATCTAAACCACTTCAGTCTGTCACAAAAGTTGACGCTGGAACCGCAATGTACAACACGCAGATTACATTTGCAACTTCAGCAATTACTGCGGCGATGCTCGCTACAGATGTTATTCAGGTTTACTACGATGACATTGCACAACTTGTAACATACGAAGAAACAATGATTGACGGTGCTCAGCGCCTGCGTTCTGGAAACCCACAATCACTTATTGACACCGACTTTGAATACTCAGTACAACCTTCAAAATGGGAAGCAATTTTTCTAGAGCAAAACTACCCTTCTTTCTTTGCAAAACCTAACGGTGGTAACTCAATTGGTGCAACCTCTATCTACGGAGATGGAACAAGCCCACGTTCTCTAATCACAGTAACAACCTCAACGCCTCATGGTCTCTTTCCGGGCGCTGTTGTTTCAGTACAAGAAACACAAAACTACAAGGCTGAAGGTACTTTTTCTGTAATTAGTACTCCAAACATTTACACATTTACATACCGTGGACGTGGAGTTGTCGGTGGTGAATGTATTTATCAGGGACTTAGTTCTGTCTATGGTGGAGACGTATTCGACTCCGCACACATTCCCGGTGGAAACTGGCCTGCACAGGGCCAGACGCTCTATGGTGCAATTCAGGGTTCTGTAAACACAATGAACCCTTGGTACGCACAATCAGACGGTGCATCGCCATACTCAAACATCACCGTTACGTTTACTTCGCCCCACGGTCTTTTTCCGGCAACACCTATTTCTATTAGTGGAACAAACTCATTTGATGGTGACTACATCATTAAGCAAGTTCCAAATACAACGCAATTTATTTTCCAATTACCACTAAGTCAGGCTTCTGTTCTTGTCCCAACGGGTTCACGCATTGTTGCAAAATCCGAAGGATACGTAATTCACCGACCATACGACGCTGGTGTGGCAATCACCACGTACAACAACGTTCCCGGTGCACAAACAATTCGCCAAACTCGTCGTTACTTCCGCTACCAAGCAGGTAAGGCTATCCAATTCTCTACTGGTGCAAAATTAACGCCAACATTTAACATTGATGGACTTTCAATGAGTGGTGGAGTAAATGGAACAACTTCAACAATAACAATCACCACAGTTGAAGACCACGGACTACAGGCTGGAGCGGTCGTTTACGTTGAAGGCGTAACAATTGCTGGAACCTACAACCCCTACAACGGTTATTTCACCGTAACTTCTGTAAGCAACTCAAATACATTCCAAGTTCAAAAGACGCTTACCGGAACAGTAAATACAAATGACCTAAGCCCATCAAGCAACAATATGTACTGCCACGCATACCAATGGGCAAATGCTGCAGCACGTTGTGGAATGTATGACGAGCAAAGTGGTTTTTACTTTGAATACGACGGTTTAAATATGTCGGTTAACCGCCGCCACTCAGACAAAATTATGCAAGGGCGTTTGACTCTTACAAAGAACAGCAACCTTGTTTTGGGCGTTGGAACATCTTTCCGAAAGCAACTTCAAACAGGTCAGAACATCGTTATTAAGGGTACTTCATATCGAATTCTTGGAATCAGCAGTGATACACAAATGTATATCTCGCCAGCATGGCGTGGCCCTAGCGTTTCTGGAACTCGTTTCTGCCTTACACAAACAATCAAGATTTTGCAAAACCAATGGAACATGGACAAATTAGATGGAACTGGTCCTTCTGGATATGTCTTTGACGTTAAAAAAATGCAAATGGTTTACATTGACTACTCATGGTACGGAGCGGGAACAATACGTTACGGTGTTCGTGGACCACGTGGAAACATTATTTTCTTCCACCGCATCGCAAACAACAACGTTAACCAAGTTTCATACCAGCGTTCAGGTAACCTACCTGCACGCTATGAAGTAGCAAACGACCCACTCACAACAAGTGTTATGACTTCGGGTGCCTCCGGAGTTCTTGGTTCTGTTCTTCAGCCAACCGACACAACAATCTACGTTACGAACGTCACCAACTGGCTTCCAAGTGGCTACATTTGGGTCAAAGATGACACCAACTGTGAAATTATGGCGTATTCATCAATTGGTGCGTACAACGTTGCGGCACAGGGTTATCCATTGACAATTAGTCAGCGCCGTGCATCAGTAACACTGACGTATCCTGACCAACCATTTGTTTACTCAGGGACCACAAGCAACGTTACTTTCAGCACAGACTCATCATGGACTGGGAGTGGTGGAAACGCCCAAGTATCTGTGCAGCCAATTACTCAAACCTGCGCACCCATTGTTCAGCACTGGGGAAGTTCGGTTGTTATGGATGGTCAATTCCAAAGCGACCTTCTTTCCCTCTATACCGGTGGTATGACCAAATACTTAGCGGTTGCCGCTGGACAGACACGTCCTCTCGTTGCAATTCGTGTTGCCCCGACAGTGGACAACGCTATTGGTAGAAACTTTGGTATTCGTGAACTTGTTAACCGAATGCAATTATCACTACAGACTATTGGAGTTCAAACTAACGGCTCATTTCGTATTGACTGTATTTTGAACCCAGCACAGATGACGTACACAAACTGGACTCCTTCTCAGTTGGCCTGTACACGCACTGCGGTTACTGCAAGTAGCGGTTCTACTACTTTGGTTGTAGCAGACACTGCAACTCAGAATAACAACGGTGTAATTGGTATTGTTCCGGGAATGAGCGTAACAAGTTCAGCCGGTAACATCCCAGCCGGAACTATTGTCAACCTCGTTACTGGTTCAAACGTTATTTTGAGCAACGGTACAACTTCTGCAGTTACTAACGGTACGATTATAACCTTCACCCCTGCAGTCGGTTATTCGGGTCTTCCAAATGACTGGACCAAGGACCCAGTTGCCGCTAACTCTCTTGCTCAGGTTCTTTATTTTGATAATTCAGGCTCTGGTGGAGGTGGAACCCCGGGTTCTACTTCCACAGCCGGAGGAGTGCCAACTGGGACGGTTTTCCAAGGTGACTCAGTATTCTCATTCTTCTCAGAAAACGGTGGTGGTTCTTCTAACTACAACTCATCCGTATACTCCCTTACAGGTATTAAAGAAATGGGTAACTCCTACTTGAGTGGTGATGGAAACGTCTCTTCTCCATCTTTCCCTAACGGACCAGACGTACTTGTGATTACTTGTACAAACATTGGAACATCAACCTCAAACATTGCTGCCCGTGTTTCATGGACCGAGGCTCAGGCTTAGTTTTAAGCCCTCAGCCAAGAAAAAAACCGCTGTTATACTTTTCCTTGAAGCCACTGGAGGTCACTCAAAATGTCGTCTTACTCAACACTAAGCACCCAAATTACAGCACTCCAGAACGATATGACAGTATCGTTGGCGGCTGGTGGACTTTCATCAACTGACTACGCATACTACGCAAACGCCCTTTCAACTCTTGGGACTTTGCTTGGTATTAACGACATCGTTGCTGCAACTGCCAGTTACGTGTCACAAATCACCACCGCTGGAACAACCCAAGTAAATGCCGTCAACTCTGCCGGAACTACTCAAGTTGCTGCAGTAAACAGCGCTGGCTCAACGCAGATTACTGCAATTAATAACACTGCAACAACCCTTCAACTTCAAGCCTTCATGGGAGTACTAGCGTAATATGGCAACTACAGTCACACGATTCGGAGCAGGCGTAGCAACAACTTCGTCAGCCACGATTTACACAGTTCCGGCATCAACTACAGGAATCATCACCAACATCACGCTTGCTAACACGGCTTCTTACACCGTTACGGTAACAATGACAATTGGTAGTTACTCGTATATGTCAGGACTTCAGATTCCAGCAAACGGAACGGTCAACTTTGATACCCGTGCAGTAACAATTGCTGGTGAATCAACAAACATTCTCGCAAGCGTCGGTGGAGTAATTAACTACTTCGTATCTGGCGTAACAGTGAATTAATAAAGGATAGGTAACGGCTAATGGCTATTTCCTCAAGCAAAGATTTCGTAGTATTCCCGAACGATAACTCCGGTCGTGTTTACGTAAACGAGCAAGCATTCACATCAAGCGGTACTTGGACACCACCTGCAAACGTTTCATATGCACAGGTTGTTCTTGTAGGTGCTGGTGGAGGCGGTGGCGGTGGTTCGTCACAGGTTGCTGGTGGCGGTGGCGGCGGTGGAGCCGTTGTTGTTCAAAATGTTCAAGTAACTGGTGGAACCGCCTATTCAATTAACATTGGAGCCGGTGGTCAAGGTGGACTTGGTTCACAAATTTCAGCAGGAGATGTAACCAGCACACTCCCGGGTGCAAATGGTGGGGCAACCACATTTGGTTCGACTACTGTTTTCAACTACTTAAACAACTCAGATTTCTCACTTAACATGACCGGTTGGACTCCAGCCGTAATCCTTCGTGGCGCTTCTGGTGTTAACGGTGCGTCTTCAATTACTGTCTACCCTAACGCCCTTGGAATTGTTCCGGGAATGTTGGTTACCAACCAATCAGGTGCTGGTATTCAAACAAACACGTACGTAACTACGGTTTCTGGTAACACTGTTAACTTAAGCGCATCATTAACGTCAACCATTGGTGAAACAATTTCTTTTGACTTTGGGCAAAACACCCTTGCACTTTCAGAGGTTATGTACCCGAACATTACGGCAGTTGGTGGTTCTTCAATCACATCAAGCAACTACACGGTAAACGCTCCCGGTGCTCCTGATGGTCAGGTTGCTGAAATTGCAACAAACGAACAAATTTTCTCTAACAACATTCTTCCTCCACGTTTTTCTCAATTGGAAGACCCAACTCTTGTATCCCTTTCATTAATCAGCGTTCAGGGAACAAACCCAGCAACAATTGCAATTTCATCTTCTGGTATTCCTACCAAGTTGACAGAAATGATTGCCGGATTTGTTATGAATGCAACCGGTGCAAATGGTGCAACAACAATTACTTTGGACAACCCAACAATTGTTCAAGTTGGTATGTTCCTAATTGGTACTGGATTTGCTTCGGGTACGGTTATTACTTCAGTTAGCGGTAACTCAACTGCTGGATACGTATTTACAATTAGCAGCGGTCTTACACAGGCGCTTTCTACAAGTCCTGTAACTGTTTCATATTCTGGAACTGCCGGTATCAACGGTCTTAACGCAATTACAGGTTCTGCGGTTTCTACTTCAAACCCAACTTGGATGAACTTCTCAACAATTGCCTCGGCATCCTCAATTACCACAAACGCAACGTCAACTGCTGGTGGTTACAACGGCGTTCCATACATTCCGGGTCAGACATACACAATGTCAGCCTACGTATCGGCCTCTGCCAATGTTTCTACCACGACACCAATCTTGTTCCAACTACGTTCTACCGGTGCTTCATACGGTGCTGCGACTGCGGTTTCCTACTTGGGTGGTACAACTTCTGGTACAACTTCATCAATTGACGCAGGTACTGCTAACGGATTCTTTGTTCGTCAAGCAACACCAGCGGCGCTTACAAACTACGGTGGAACAGTTTCTGTTGCTGCTACGGGTACATCAGGTGCTGGTTCAATTACCGTAACTTCAGCAACGGGAATTTTTGTTGGTATGACAGTAACCGGTTCAAACATTCAGTCAAACACAACCGTTTCTTCTGTTTCTGGAACAACCATTGGTCTTTCATTGACTACAAGCGGTCCAGTTGCAAGCACAATTACATTTGCTCAGCCTGCTGGTGTTCAAGTCCTTGGTTCAAACGTAACCGTTGGACAAAACGGATGGCGCCGCATTTCGGCTACATTTACAACGCCTTCATTTGCTACAGCAACTGCAAACGGTGCATACGGTTACGGTTCAACACCACAATTTATTTACCCTTCAATTGTTATTCAGCAGCCAAGCACAACATTCTGGTTTGACAATGTTCAACTTGAAATGGGTAACAACACAACCCCATTCTCACCACCTATTTACTCACAGAAGGCTGCACTTGCAGTAACTTCTGCAGTTACAAACGGTAACAATTTAGAAATTTCAAGTGTTCCAAACCGTGTCACTGCTGGTAGTACATACAGTGCTTCAATGTACGTAATTGGTTCAAACACTTCCAACCAGTACCGTCCGGTTAACGCATTTATTGAATACCTTGACGCAGACTACAACGTACTTACACGTTTTACTGGAACTGCTTTGCCAATTGCTATTACTGGTGTTACATCTGGTAGCCAGATGTCTTCTTCATACACATCACCAGCAATGGCCGTACCAACACGTCTTGGAATTGCTGGTCAGGTTGCGCCAACGGGTTCACTATATGCTCGTATTGGATTCACTGTTTACCAAGGTGGACAGAATGCTTCAACTACGTACCAGATTTTTGCTCCACAATTGGAACCGGGTGCAAGCGTTACTGCTTACAAAAAAGTTGACAACGTTACCTACTTCTGGGCTGGTCAATCAGGAAACTCACCTGTAATTAGTTCATACTCAGTCATTGCTGAAGGTGGCGGTGGTGGTGGAACTTACAACACCAACAACTACCAGTGGCAATACGGTCTTCAAGGCGCCAATAATGGTGGACACGCTGCATTTAACTCTGCGGGTTCACAGTACATCACCCTTGCCGGTGGTGGTGGAGGCTCATGGTTACCGGGAATGAATGCAATTATCGCAACCCCAACGCCATCTGCCACAACTACATACCAGTTCCCTGCGTCTACATACCAATACTCAACTGGTTCATATGTATTTGATACAATGCCAATGCGTGGAAATGCCGGTGGTTACGCCTCTTACAATGTATACACAGGTGGAAACGCAACATACGGTATGTATGGTCAAGCAGGTGATGGTGGTGCCGGAACTGCAATTTCAGGAATAAACTCAGGTGCTCCAAATGGTGTCCCTATGGGTGGTGGCGGTGGTGGTGCTGGTTGGACATACAACGCAAACCAAGGATTTATCTACTCTGGACGTGGTTCTGGTGGTGGTGGACGTGGAGGAAACTCTTACCTTGTCGACCAACAAAATAACGTTATGTTTTACTCACGTGGAATGGATGCAATCCAGAACACTGGCGGTGGTGGCGGTGGTGGCGGGACAAACCAAGGTAACCTCTGGCTATCCGCACCAATCACACACACATCTGCAGCAGCAGCAATTTCATACGAATCGGCAACATCTGATGCTTATAAGTGGCAGTCGCTCTACAACATTAACGTTGTTGCATCTTCTGCATCTGGAATTTTTAACTCATATAACCTTCGTGGAACGATTCAAGATGTTGGAAATGCTAAAGCAAACACTGTTTGGCAGTCATTCTCAATCTTGCCACGTACAGCCTTGTACTTCCCAAACATTGCAGCACGCTTAACAACTGCTCCAAACGGTGTAACTTCGCCTCAGTTTGCTGGACTAACCAAGCAAGTTCGACCAACCGTGCGTTGGAAAGACCAGAACAACAACATTATCCGTGAAGACCGCCCAATTTACAACATTGTATTCTCAGCGGTTAACACCACCACCTACCTAGGACCAGTAGGTTCTACGGCAGGTTCTTGGCAGACCCTCGAAGCACCGGCTAACGCCTACTACTTTGATGTTTGTTGGGAGTACCTCTACATGGATGCTGGTGACGTTGTTGATGTTGACTTTGCAAACAGCCTTGGATACTTTGGTTACAAGTCAAACGGTGGAAACGGCGCAGACGGTTACGCACTCGTTCGCTGGTTCGACAAAGCAGTATTCTACAGTTAATACCTAGGAGATTTTTAAAATGGCAACATTCGCACTCGTTAGTGGCACACAAGTTGCTCACCTTATGGTGAGTAAAGACATCCCTTCATTGGGCGAGTACGGTCTCATCTACACGCCTTACGACGTAACTTCAATGGAGCCACAGCCTTCGGTTGGTTGGACTTTTGAAGGTGGCGTTTGGTTCCCGCCAAACATTGGCGATTCAGCAAAGGCTCTTTGGCACGGAGCGGGCTTTAACGAGCCTGACGCCACAGACGCCCCAAAGGCCGTAGAGGCCCCTGCTGATGTGACTACAAGCGTTGAGGCACCTGCAAAAGAAGAGGCCCCAAAAAAGGCATCTAGCACCCCCAGCGAGAAGGATGCAAAGTAATGGGAATTACATCACAGCCACAAATCTTGACTCAGGCAACTGACGCTTACGTTAACGCTGGAACTACTGGAAAAATCCAAAACTTTTCAGGTGTTAACGGAGCAACGACTTACACAGTCACAAACGGTGCGGTCATTCGCCTAAACACATTTACGTCAAACACATCAATCACTTTCACGGGTGTGCCATACAACTCATCAACTGGAGTCACTTACTATTGGAACATCTGGTACGTAGACGTTGTTCAGCCCGGTTCTTACACCGTGACATTCAATGGAATCCTTTGGGATGGTGGAGTTGCACCGACGTTCACCTCTAACAAGCGCTCGCTCGTTCAGTTTTACTCGCCAGACGGTGGAACAACCATCTACGGCAAGCAACTTTTCGTAGCCGTTTAATCCGTAGGGGCTGGCTATGCCATCTCAGTACGGCATTAGCGATACCTTTTATAGCGGGTATGACAACGAGTACTACTTCGATGGTTTCCCCTATCGTGGCATTCTCAATATCACCAGACCCCTCTATCATGGCGGCGCTCTTTTTCGGGCAAAAATTGGCAAAGAATACGATGTAGTTTCTTCTAGCGCCCAACACCTTGCGTCTAATTCCGTAAAAATTGCTGACCTTATTGAGGCGTCATCGCAAAAAACAATTCAATTTTCTGAAATGGCAAAACTGCTTACGCACAATGTTGAATCAGCGGTTAGCGAATTTATTTCGGCAGAGTCAATTAAGTTAACAACCGCAGAACAGGGTGCAAGTGAAATCGAAAAACTTACAACCGCCAACACACGCTCTAAGGGCTCTTCGGTTACTGCTGCAGAGCAAGAGTTGTTTGCCATTGAAAACTCCAAAATATTTGGTGTGGTAGAAACTGGGACCGTTTCTGAAACAACAGTTTCCGCTAATACACGTAAGTATGATGCTCAACGTTCCTCAGAAATGGCAGAGCGCTTATCTGGAGCGGGCGCCAAGGCCGTCGCCTCTGAACGTAGTGGTGTTGTTTCTGAAACACAAAATGTTAGCGGTCTTAAAGTTCTTTCGTTTGTTTCATTTGGAATTGTTGGGGAAGTATTTAAAGCCACAAGCACATCGCTCCGTGCTCTATTTGTCGGCTCGGTTGCTTTTGCATCTCAATACACTGATGGTGCCAAGTCATACAGTGCAATTAAAGAAAGCGAAACAACGCAAAGCCAAATCACCACCGCTTCTCGTGCGCAAGAATCAACTAGAAGCAACGTTTCTGTTGAGACGCAACTTTCAACAGCGTTTAAATCAAAGGGCTTAGAGAAAACAAGCGAAGTATTTTCCAAAACTTTGTTTGGTGCCAATAGAAGCCTTGGTCATAGCGTTACTTCTGAGACAACGGAAATCATGTCTAGCGCTTTGGCTCGTGTCATTACTTATGGACGTGTTTCTTCAGTCACAGAGAAAGAATCGACAGTTTCTACCACTTCACATGGTGTATCAGTTTCTGGTTCACCCACCCTTTTCCAAAAAGAAGTGGCATTTAAAAACTTCGGTTACTTGGTTTTTTCTTCAGTACGTGAATCAATGTTTGCAGTATCTGGCTTCCTCAAAGACATTGTTTCTGACGCATTTATCATTCACGGCGTTGAAGGCGACACCATCACCGAAACCGATGATAACGTTAATACCTTCCAAGATGATGGTTTTGGCACGGTACAAGACGGTGACGGAATTATTTTTCAAGATGACGGACTATCCTCGTATGGAGAAGGAACATAATGACAATTCACTACCCCACAGCAGCAGCCAGTCTCCCAGCAGCGGAGTTCAACTGGATAGATGTAAACGGAGCGACATTGGACTTCAGTTCTGGATGGACTTTCAAACTTACAATCGGACGCCCACCAAACGCAGCGGTTCTTACAAAGACGACTGGACTTGTAGGTCGCTCAACATCACCAAACCTTTTTGTGAACTGGGCACCAAATGAACTTGCCGTACTTACGCCGGGTATTTGGAACATTCAAATAACAGCAAGTTCTTCAGACGGACACCAAAGAATTCTTAGCGGTACTCTGCGCATCGACGCAGCAGTAATTTCATAGGAGCATTATGAGTTGGAGTTATTCAGCAGACCCCACAAGTTCCACAAAAGACGCAGTTCGTTTTTTAATTGGAGACACAAACCCAGCGACGCCATTGGTGCAAGACGAGGAAATTGCCTTCAGCCTTAATGAAGTCAATAACGAGCCATACCGTGCCGCCTCTAATACTTGCTTTAGTCTTGCCTCTCAATTTATTCAATTGGCCGAAACCGAAACAAAGACCGTTGGTGGTCTAAGCCTAAGTAAATCCTACGGAGACCGTGCTGAAAAGTTTAAGGCTCTCGCCGCAGAACTACTTATGCGTAGCCGCCGTGTCAACCCACCACACGCAAATGCCGACCCCAACGCTCTCGGTGCAGAGTTGCGAATTGGAAAGTTTGACCGCTACTACGCAGTTGCAAACGACTGGCCTTCTGGTGCGGTTACGGGTGTCACTTCAACATACGGAACTGGCTACGAGCCCGGTTTCGATGACAACGTAAACGACTCAGTAGAACCTTTCTAGGAGTCTTAAATGTCAATCGACCCCGCACTTCTTGCGATGATGACGCAGACAATAATTATTGAAAACATTATTGCCAACCCAGCCGTCACACAAGGAACAGCAACCCTTGATGGGTATGGTCGTCACTACATTGAAGGCGATGGAACAAGCGATTCATTAGTTGAATATGGTCCTCAAAGTAAATTTAAATGCCGCCTTGAATACGAAACAAAAGTTCTTTCTACCATCGATGGTCGTGACCGAGTTAGTTCGGGACGTGCATATTTGGATGGTTTTTATCCTGCAATAACAACCGAAGCACGTGTAACCGTTCCGGGAGAGACTCAACCAGCGTTGCTACACCCAGTAATTATGTATGTATCTAATAATTACGACGAAACAGGATTAATTGGCTACAACACAGTTCTTCACTTTGAATAGGTTTTGACATGGCCGAAATGAAAATCACCGTTGATTTAAGTGAACTTAAAAGTCTTTTGGCTAAAGCACCAATGGTAAACAAAGTTGCTCAAGTTGCCATTAACAAGGTTATGGGCACCATTTTTGAAAGAAGCCAGCAACTTGTTCCAGTTGACACGGGGGCATTAAAAGCCTCAGGTCAACTAAATACACGAAAGCCAACTTTTGCCACAACCGGTGCTGGCGCTGAAATTATTTACGGAGACGACATCGTTGACTATGCAATTTATGTTCACGAAGACCTTACAAAAGAACACGCCGCACCAACACAATCAAAGTTTTTAGAAATACCTGCGCTTGAAAATGAAAAAGATTTAATTGCTGAAATACAAAAAAACATTTCGTTGCTTCTTGGAAGTAATACTGTTTTGCAAGCGCCAACAAAGATGCCCCCACTAGACTTTTCTAAAGGAAACTAATGACAACTCTTCTAGACGCAATTGGGAACTACTTGCCACTTCAAACAGTGGGTTTACCCGCTAATCAGCAATTGTTACTTGGTAAAAATTTGTTTTTAGGTCGCCTCCCCGCAGAAGCGCCAAACGCTGCAGTCCTTATTCAGCAATATCAAGGCGAAAGTCCAACGCTTACTTTTGGAAATGATGTTTCGCAACTAGAAAATCCACGTATCCAAATTATGACCCGTGGTGACCGTGAGGATTACCCGGGCGCATACGACCTCTGCATGGTTGTACGAAACATACTTGGTGCAATCACCAGCACCGTAACAATTAATGGAATAACAATTCTTCGACTTGAACCGCTTGGCTCTCCAAACCCAATTGGTTATGACGATGTTGACCGACCACGTTTCACCGCTAACTTACAAGCACACATTCTTCCATGAGCGAAATCAATTTAATTTTGCAAAGTATCAAAGCAGCAAAAGCGGCGAACGAAGCGGCGCTTCATGCACTCACCGCAGTCGAAAAATTGCTCACACCACCACAACCCGAAAAAAAAGTTGAAAAACTTTTTGATGGCGATTGTCAACATGAAAACGCAGTACCTGTCGCATCTCTAACTGGAGAATTCCTTGTTTGTGAGTGCGGCGAACAATTGGGTGCTTGAAAGCAGTACTATAACCTGCTATACTTAATGAGTAGTCATTTGAAAGAAAGGGAGACAACAAATGGCGAGTAAAAAAATTACGGGAGTTCATGTTCCGCATTATGTACCAGCGTGGACGGCGCTTCCGTTGTGGGGTGATGCAGGTCTAGAGCCCGGTGATGCAGTTAAGGTCAGTGGGGCAGCCGGCTCATTTGCCTTTAAAGCGGTTCATGTTAAAGAGGATAAGGTAATCGCCGTCCATGTCTTTGGCGGGCCAAATGGGAACACCACAGACCGTTTCTTTGCACCTGAGCGTGTGAGCAAGGTCGTTCCAAAAGGTAAACGTCGTCGCCGTGCCGTTGAAGAAGACGCTGCATAATACCTCTTTTCCAAAAGTCTTTAATAATCCCCTTGGTCGAGTTTTCGTCTAAGGGGATTTTTGTTTTTCAATGGTACGATTTCTTAGTAAGTAACCCACTTTCTGCTATGTGAGGCACGGATGGCTAAGTCAAAAACGGCGTATTTGGTAACAGACCAATCTCCCTTGTTTTATCAAGGGAAGGTAGCGTCCTGCGGCGATGTAATTGAAGACCTTCCGGGCGAAAGCATTGCTTGGCTTATGGCCGATGGATTCATCGTTCCAAGTTCAGCACCAGCCGCTGCAGCACCAACTGAAGAGGAAAGCAACTAATGGCAACATTCCTTCACGGTAAGAATACCCGAGTTCTTTTCTCAAACCCTGCTGTAAACCTCGGTTACGACCTTTCTCAATACTTCAACGATGCTGCTGTTTCACGCTCACTTGAAGCATCTGAAGTAACAACTTTCCAAACCTCAGGCGTTAAGTCTTTCGTTACAGGTCTTGGAACCGGAACAATTGCTCTTTCAGGTTTCTACGATGGAACCTCAAGCGGAATTGACTCAATTATCTCTACGGCAATCAGCAACACTGCCAATGAAGCAATCCTTGTATTCCCTGCTGGCGGAACGGCGCAAAACGACCGTTGCTACATGGCACAAGGCATTGAAACAAAGTACGACTTGAAATCTCCAGTCAGTGGAGTTGTATCTATTGACGCAGAGGTTCAGGCTGATGGGGGAGTTTGGAATGGCTTTGGTCAATTCTTCACCACCACCACATCGGGAAGCACCACCGTTCTTGACGGAAAATCTCCGTCAACACGTGGGGGTCTTTTCGTTATTGGCGTTCTTTCGCTTACGGGAACGCTCTCCGTTACGCTTCAGCACTCAGCGGATAACTCAACTTGGGTTAATGCAACGAGCGCTGTGACTGGCGTGGGAACTTCAGTCGTAAGCACCGCCTCACTCCCAAGCACTATTTACCGTTACACACGCCTTAACTGGACGTTGACGGGAACCAATGCAACATCAAACATCTACTTCGGGTTCGCCCGATACTAGGAAAGGAATAATCCATCATGCCTACCTTCCAACACGGTAAGAATGCGTTTCTAGCACTTGGTTACGACATCGGAACAACGTCTTCGACGCTAACTTCTGCTGTTTCTAGCACCGCTGCTTCAATCACACTCGGCACAGGCTCAATGTTGAGCACCCAAGAGTCAATCATCGCTGGTGGTTCTACTTACGGTCTCTTCATCAACGGCGTACCAAACTACTCATCTGCCGCAGTTTCTACAAGCACCACACTTGGTGTTTCAGCAACTGCTGCTTCTGGTTCTGTGGTTTTGCCAATGGTAAACATCAGCCCTTACATCAACGACATTTCATTCCCACAGGCAATTGAGTCTGCGGAAACAACGACTTTTAACGCTTCTGGTGTTAAGTCATACATCGTTGGTCTAAAGTCATACACAATTTCATTCAGCGGTATGTACGACCCAACCGCCTACAGTGGCGCTGACGGTGCATCTGGTGGAATTGACCAAATTATGAACGACCTTTTCGCCTTCCAAAACACAGGCGCTTTTGTATCGTTCGTTTATGGTCCTTCAACACCGGGTGGATTTACTGGTCTAACTGCTTCGCCAAAATACTACGGCCAAGGCATTTCTACCAAGTACGACCTCAAATCATCTGTTTCCGGTGTGGTTACATTTGACGGTGAAATTCAAGTGACTGGTGCGGTGGTACGTACTACACTATAGGTTAACCACCTATAGGAGTACTAATACTTATGTCAAACCTTTCAGCACAAATCTTCGCCAAAGACGATATTGCTTCTAGAGAAGTAAACGTCACGGCTTGGGATGTAACTGTTCTTGTTAAATCAATGACCGCCAAGGACCGAGCACGCATGATTAACAATGCTGCTTCTACAACTGGCGCATTTAATTTAGAAGAAGTTCTTCCAGACCTTGTAATTCTTTGCACGTTCGACCCGGAAACGGGAGAGCGTGTATTTGCAGAAGGTGACCGTGACGCACTCATGGCCAAGTCTGCAGCAGCGGTTGAGCAAATTGCTACGGTTGCTATGGAACTTTCTGGAATGACTGAAGAGGCGGTTGATGCGGCGGGAAAAGGTTTCTCGCCAATCCTGACCGACGCTTCCTCTACGAACTAGCGGAGAAGTTGGGTCGGACGGTTGGCGAGTTGCTAGACGGTTCACCGGCACATAATGCCATCTCAGCAGCGGAAGTTGTTGAGTGGCAAGCAGTTTGGAAATTGCGTGCGTTTGAACAAGAAGAAGCGATGAGAAAGGCTCAGAACGGGTAGTAAGGAAAGGTGGTGACAAGTGGCAACAACTGACATTCGACTAAGAGCGCTACTTGACACTACCGATACCAAATCTGGGTTTAGTGACATTGAAAAAGCGGCCAGTATGGCTGCAGAGCAAATTAAAGGCTCATTTTCCAAAGTCGGCGGAATTATCAAAAACACCATTGGTGTTGTTGGTGTTGGTGTGGGAATCTCTCATGCCATTGAATCCGCATCACAACTTATTAACCTTCAAAAGGTTCAGTCTCAACTTGTAAAAAACAATAACCTTCAACGTCAATACGAATTACAAGGTAATGCGCAGTCAACTAGGTGGTATTCACAGCGCCTAGACCAAATGGCTACGGCTCTATCAATTCAAAACGGTATTAACAAAGCAGACATTGTTCGTGCTCAAAACTTCATTATTGCTAACAAAGACGTAATGAATGCAACAAAGGGCATGAAAGACGGTTTAAATACCGTTTTGACAGATGCTGCCAACATTGCTGAAGTGACTGGTGGAAATATTTCATCTACTAGCCGTATGTTGACACGCATGATTGCAGACCCTGCAAAATCAATGGGCGCACTTCGTCGTATGGGAATCACCCTTACTAACGCACAACAACAAGCCATTAAGAATACAGAAAAGCAAAACGGTGTTCTTGCGGCTCAACAAATGGCGTTGCGTGACATTGGCTCCGCCACTAAAGACCTTGCTAAAAGTGCGCAAAGTCCAATTGACCTTTTGAAGAATGACATTCAATTAATTTGGCAGTCACTTGGATTAGGTCTTATTCCTATCTTTGACTCTTTGGCACAAGCAGTAATCCCAGTCGTTCAAGCACTTATGCCCGTACTTTCTTTTATGGGCACCGCCATTAAACAGGTTGCTCAAACACTTGGTAATGCATTGGGTAAGATTTTTAATGCGTTTGCGCCATTGCTTACCCTGTTGACAAATTCTATAATTCCAGCAATTTTGAATATGGTCACACCGTTCATTCAATTGGTTGCCGCAATTGTTACACCACTTGCTGATGCCTTTGCAAAACTTGTGGGCTCCGGAGATAAATTAGGGCCACTTGGTAAATTATTTGTCACAATGGGTGATGCGGTTAGCAAAAACTTAATGGTTGGCGTAAATGCAATTGCCAAAACATTTAAACAAATGGCAGACAACAAACAATTAGAAAAATTGATGAACGGATTGTTACAAGCATTTGTAACCATGGCACCAGTTCTTCCACTACTTGCCACATCGATTGCAAACCTTTTGGTGGCATTAATGCCACTTGTAACAGGTGCTCTTCCATCAATTATTTATTTAATTAACGTTTTTGCTACAGCGGTTGCATTCTCTGGAGTTGTTCTTGGAAAAATAATTGGTGTTATTTCTACGGTTGCTAAGAACCTAGGACCACTTAAGGGAATTCTTGAAGTCCTTGCAGCAGTATGGTTTACCCGCAAACTTTTTATAAGTCCGTTGAACCTTGTTGCAGATGGAATCATAGGTTTAATTGGAAAAATAGGGAAACTACGAACAGCATTTGTTATGTTCCAAACCGCAGAGGGTGCTGGTTTTCTTTCTAAATTACAAGCATTTATGAAAATGCGAAAAGCGATGGCAGCAGCCGAGGCAACCGAAGCGGCGGCAAAAGCCGGAACCACTGTCGTAAAAGATGTTGGTGGAGTAGCGGGGCTTGCTTCAAAACTTGGTGGACTTAGTTCATTGCTTCTTAATCCATGGGTAATTGCGGGTATAGCGGCGGTTGCGGTAATTACTCTTATCATCACCCATTGGCAAACATTCTTAAAAATAGTTAAAATTGTATGGCAGGGAATTCTTGATTTTGGAAAGATGATTTTTGCCGCCATCGATAAGTACATTCATATGTACATCAATATGTGGCTTGATATCTTTAGGGCAATTAAAACAGTCTTTGTTGACGTATGGCATGGCGTCTATGCCGCTTTTGACTGGGCTTGGAACCAAATAACAACAGGCATAAATAAAATTTTAGGATTCTTTAAAACATTGTGGAGCGGAATTAGCAGTCTTGGTTCTTCTATGTGGAATGGGATGATTAACGGATTTATTGATGCGATTGATTTGATTATTAACCTTTGGAATAAAGCAACTAATTGGATTCCAATTCTCGGCCACGCCGTACAAATAAGCACAATTCCCCATGTAGGTGAAAAACCAAAGGGCAAAATGCACAGCGGAGGAATTGTCCCGGGGCCATTTGGAAAAGAAGTCCCAATGATGATGCAGGCCGGGGAGGCAGTAATGAGCCTTTCAAGTATGCGTGCAATGCAGTCAAGCCGTGGTTCAACCCTCAATATTCACCCGGGTGCAGTTGCCATCAATATCAACGGCAACGCCGACTCAGCCACCGTTGCCGACATCAAGCACCACGTAGAGCAGCAGTTCAGGGAACTTCGTTTTACCCTGAAAACAATGGGTCGCTAATCAAAAAAACTAAGGGTAAAGTGGTGTAGGGCCACTATGAAACTACTAACCGCTACAGCAGTTGCTGCAAATATCACCACGGATTACTGGAACGTAGTTGGTTCATCGGGAGCCGCCGCCGCCCTTGCTGACCTTACAAAATTTGCAGTTGGAACAATTAATGACTCCACTGGCACAATTCACTTTGCTCACGTAGAAGACATCACCAAATTTCTTACTGGTAATTCATATTCAACCCAAGTTATTAGGGGTGGAACAAACATTGTTCTTGACGGTGCTGGCTCAGCAAGTGTTGCAAATTACGGAGACAATTTCCTTTACGTAGAAGATGTTTCTAATTTTGCTGCTGGTGATTCTCTGGTAGTAATGGAAGGCCTCAAAAAGGGTCAAACCCCTTATTCTTCTTCCTCGTACTCAACTGATGGTTTTGTTACTGAAACCGGAATTATTGGAGTTAAAGGGTTGATTCCAACCGTTTCAACTGACCTTTACGCTGCTGGTGCGAATGAATCAGCAGTAATGATTCCTTCTAATAACTATCAACATACCCCAAGCGCAATTGCTGCAACGGTAATGCAAAACAACGCATCTTTTAGCGGCACTTCAACAAATTACTATGCGCCCTTGGTCAATCCACCAACACCAGACAATGTTGGTGGAAACTCTAGCGACCCTTTCTACATTTCTTGTTCGGGTGACCCAAAGGCTTTAACAAACCTAGAAACAATTCTTACTGATTTTAATACAGTTGCTTTTTCTGGAACATTTACATATTCAAGTGGAAACGTAACAAAGATTTTGACGGTTCCCACAATTACTGGTTTGAGTGTTGGGCAAATGGTTTCTGGACCCGGCATTACGGCAGGGACGCACATCGCTTCGGTAAGCGGAACATCGGTTGTATTAACCCAGTACCCAGTCATTTCTCCAGAGGCCGCAGAAAGCGACGCTGACGGAAGTGTTTCTTTTGTGGCTTCAGGTTTTCAAATTTCCAGTATCACCATTGGTTCTTCAAGCACTACGATTGTTCTTTCAAGTGCGGGCAACTTCTCTACTGGCCAAACACTTACTGCAGTATTTAACATTGCGACACCAAATAACTACCAGCCAGTTGGTTGGTACGGTGGTGTAATTACTGCAATTAATGGCACAACCATTACAACTGACCTCACATCAACAAGTACGTACCTTTACAAAATTCCTACACCCTCAGGTGGGACATACACATTCCCATACTCAAGTTCGTTTACGGCAACTGGAAAAACTGGCCAAATGCTTTCGGGTTCACTTTCTTCAGCATCGCCCGGAAATGTTTTTCAACCAAACGCATTCTCTGTTGGGTATCCACTTGGTGGAATGATTTTTGGAACGGGAAACTCAAACGTACCAACTTGGACTTTCACTGCAACAACCTCAAATGGAAGCAACGTTTTAACTTCAGTTTCTAGCGTAACCGGTTTGAACCCGGGACAAGTTGTTACAGGAACGGGAATCCCTGCAGGAACTTGGATTGTAAGCGTTGGAACAAACACCGTAAAAATAAGTTCTTCTGCAACCGCAAGCGGAACAGTTAGCGTTGTGTCACACACAAGTATTTTTAGTAGTAACGGCACCTATTCAACACTTACAAACAATGTAACTGTAAACGACACGGTTTCTACCACTTACACTTTTAATTACACAATAAATAGCGCAACGGCGTTTGCCTCAAACATCGCAGGGCAAAGCCTTACTTTAAACACTTCGGGTGGGAATACATTTACATCTGGTCTTTCAACAGCACCATACATTTACTCAGACCCGGTTAATAATCCTGTTTATGGCGGAACACTTGTAATGCCAGTTGTAATTCAAGACTTTAGCGGAACTAGCAATCTTTCACTTGTCGCAACGGTAAAAAGCATTGGTTCAAATCCATTTACCGGTTCGTACACAACAGATGCTGGCTACTACGGTGCAAACCCAAGACTTGTAGACGCAACTAATTACAGTGCTCTTATTGGTGTAACAAACCCAACTGTTTCAGACTCAAGTGACACAACTCTTTTTGGTCCGGTTGCAAGTGCAGCACGTGTTCAAGCGTCTGACAACACTTCAACAACAGGAATTATTATTCCACCAATTACGGGGCAATTCAGTTCAAGTATTGCAAATCTTGTTTCTGGGATGGCTGTCACGGACGATAAAGGCTACATTGCTTCCGGAACAACTGTTGGAAGCCCGGTTTTTACCAATAACCCATATACATTTACAGGTACATACACAGGGACTGCTTCAACACAAGTTTTGCAATCTGTTACTGAGCCTTGGTATTTAAATCCAGATGGTAGTTACGCAACAATTCAAGCAACAGGAAATTTTGCTGACTCAGGACTTGGTTTTGGGGCGCAAACTTATTTAATTAATGGAAGCGTAACCCTAGGAAGCAGCACAATTACTGTTAGCGGTTCTGACATAACTGGTATCTACCAAACATATGCAACTGGGCCATTCCGTTATTCTTTAGTTGGTTTTGGAATACCTGCGGGAACACTTATTTCAAATGTTGCTGGAGATGTAACTTGGGCAAGCCCAACATCAGCAACCATAAAAATGGTTGACAGTTCTGGTACAGCCGTTGTTGCAACTGCAACCGCTACAAATTCTGGTTCAAATGCAATGTCTGCATCGCCTGTTATCAATTTAATGGGCCACGTTCCCGCAGCAAAAGATGCGTACGTTAAGTTAACCGCAAATGCCGCTGGTGCAACATCTACAACTACCACCACCGCCGCTTCTTACACAACAAGTGAAATTGTACCTACGGTTGGTTCTAACGGTCTTACTTTAACAAAGGGACCAAATGAAATTTATACACCAACCGTGGTGCCCAACGGAAGATTTCAACCCGGACTTGGAACTATTTATTTTACAGGGAACATAACTGCATTAACTTCTTTGCCGCTTTTCTCAACAATTGTTACAGATGCAAATGGACAAATTCCAACCGGAACATCTCTAACAAGCGTGTCTTACGATTCATTTTTTAACACAACAATTATCACCACAAGTCAGACACCCACAACAACCATTACTACATCTTTTGCCGGTAATTTTACTGCTCAGTCAAAGACAATAACCACGCAAGGTACGGTAGGTACAGTTCCACAAGTTGGTCAAGTAATTGTTGGAAATTACTTTTACAGTGGAATTACAGGAACTGAAACCTACATTACTGCAGTTACAAAATCTGGTAGCAATTACATTATTACGCTTAACCAAGCCAACTATTACACAGGCTCTACAAAATTAGCGGAATCAATTACTGTTTTAAGCGCCACAAATGTAACTGAAACCTTTACCTTTACTGAATACCCAAGCAGCACAATTGATTCGTTACCAAATGCTTCCGCCAAAGCAGGAGATACTTCAGTTGCTGTAAAAACAAATTCTTTAAATGCTTCAGTTGTAAACGCTTATGCAAACTTAGCGGGGGCATCAGGAAGCGCAGACCTTTATGTTGCCGGTGGAGTTGCTATACCAACATTTGGCGGCGCCGGATATGCTGGGTTTGACTACGTAAACCTTTCTGGTTACACCGGGGTAGACGCTGCACCGGGATACGTTTATGGCCTTAATGGTTACCTTCAGTCTTACTACGCTGAGGGTGCTTACGTAGGAATTCCCGCTGTTTTTACGGTTACAACAGGAACTGGTCAATACTACGCATCAGGACAACAAATAACAATTGGTAGTGGTGCAAACGCAGAGACACTTACCATTGCAAATGTCAACGGTGACACCATTGTTTGTTATGCGCAATTTGGCCAATTATCTGGTGCTGTAAGTTCTGGTGCTACATCTGTAACACTTGCCTATGCGCCAAGCGGACTTTCTGCGGGCCAATACGTAACAATTACTGACAACACAAATGGTTCCGAAGTCTTAAAAGTATCTTCTATTAGTGGTAATACTATTTACTTTACTAGCGCAACAACAATGGCGCACTCTATTACAACATATCAAGATGCTTATCTTAATAACATTAATGTACCACCAACAATGTGGTGGGGTTTTCCAGTTTTTGACCACCCAGCGGGTTTCCAACTAAAAGTAGGCGGAACAACAACCGTTCTTGGCAATGGTTCAAAAGTCTTAACCATTACATCAAACACATTTAATGGTCGTCCCATTTTTTACCCCGGAGATACTTTTTCTTTACCGGGAACCGTCAATGGTGTTACACCGACACCACCTACTGGACAAAGCGCTGGACCTGAAGAATTTTATGTTATTGATACTGGGGTAAACAACCCTGCATATGCAAAAAATCAAATTGTTGTTGTTTCTACGTCAAATAAAGGTGCATACCTAAATACAGGCGTCAACAAAGGAACCATTAACTATCACGCTTCAGGTGAAGTTCTTAACTTTGGTTTAAGTCCTTTATCAGAATGGTACGGGGTTTCTTTTGTCGATGATGGTGACCAATATGGATTAAGGGGCTCAAAAGTTCTTTCTGTAAACGCTGCGGTTCCAAATTCTCAAACATCTTCTGCTGATGGAAATGGAATACCTTATGGTGCTGGCGTTTACGTAAATAAAAACGCTACAAAAAACATGACCGACAGAAAAGTTGCTACATGGTTTAAATTAAGCAATGGCCAGTATCTTGCTGGTGGTTTTTATAATTCGACATATTCGGGAATCCCTGCGGGGCAAACGCAAATTCTTGCACGTATTTATGATGGAATTGTAGATGATTATATATATCAAGCCTTTGGCTATTCTGGCGTTGTTTCAATTGCTGGAAGTGGAACTGCTGCAAGTTTTTCTATCACCGGAGTTGCAAAAACATCAACAAGTCCGGGTTCTTCGTTCCCTTCTGGCGGCGCAGTTATAACTGGTAGTGGTAAAGATTCAAATGGAAATACCATAGCCCTCCCGACATCCCCTGCTGTAGTTGCTGCAAGTCAAGTAGGGACAACAATTAACTTAAGTACAACAGGCTCAAATATGCCAACGGGTACTTTCAGTGGAACATTTACGGCAATTCCAAGTGGAAGTTTTGGAATCAACATAACAAAACCGGTTTCCCTTGGCGCAACTCAAAGTACCGGTGCTTGGCCAACAAATGTTACCTTCAGCACTTATGCAACTGCCATTGACTCTGTTAACAACATAATTTCACTTTCCAATACTGTTTTAACAGGAAAAACAACCCCGGGAAGTTTTACAGTAAACATTGTTGCTTCATCAACTCAATTGACAGCAACATCTACACCAACTGGTGGTTTTACAATTGGTGGTTCTGTAACCGGTCCGGGAATTCCACTTGGCACAACACTTGTTTCTGTTTCTGGTTTGATATTGACAATGAGCCAACCGGCTACTGCTTCGTTTACTGGAGTTCTTGCAACAAATGGAACACCAGAAATATTCCAAAACCAAAACCAAGCAAGCGTTACGCTTGATAGTACAAGTACTTTAGTTTCTTATTTGTCAAAAGGTGTATCTACCTTTGTTTACGAAAATTCTATTTTTTCAGTTCAACCATCTAATGTTGTTGGGAACCAAGTATTTATTACAGATAGTCAATTAAAAACCTTGCAGCAACCAAAAGCCGGTTTTTACAACAACAATTTAAATTTTCCAAAAGCAGGTCTTTACGTATGGGAAGGAAATGTTTCTACCTATTCTGCTTTTGACTCAGTAAGAGGAACATCTTCTGGGCCCGGTGTTGTTACTCGCCCCGTTCCATTTATTTACGACCACGACGCAGGTTCTTTTGTTGCATCCTACAAAGCAGGCGCACGTTACTTTGGTTCATCGACGGTGGGAGACCTTGAGGCGGTCGTACCATCTCAAATTGGTTCACTATCTGGTTCTACATTGGCAGTAGCGGTAACTGGTGGTACAACAACTTCTATTATTGTAAATCCACCACCGGCCAGCGACGTTTTTAGCGGCCTTGACGTTAACGGTATAAACACCATTACTTACCAAAGCGTTGCACCGCTTGACCTTATGGCGTCTGGTGGAGTTGTAATTGTGGGAAGCGGAGAAACGCAAGAAGCCGTACTTCTTTCAGGAAACTTTCAAAGAGTTGATGGCCTTACGCCATCGGCGCCTAACCAATACCCAAACGTTCCCGTCTCATGGGATTTGGCAATAAATCAAAATTTTGCTCATGACCACGCAATTGATGAGCCCGTAATTCTTCCAAACATAACTGCTGGAATTTATTCCATCTCTTCTTTTACTGGAACAAACGGTTCTGCAACAACATCAGCATCAGCATCAATAGCGGTCGGTGACAAATCTATAAGTGTTACATCCACTGCTGGAATGTATGCCGGAGGAAATCTTTACATTTCTGATGGTTTGAATAGTGAATATGTTCAAATTTCACCAACGTGGGGAGGCGGTTCTTCTGTACCGCTTGTTAGTTCAACTTCTTACGCACACAGTGGTACTTCGTACATAGCGTTAATGGCGACTGCAAATAAAACAAACATTTATGCAGGAACTGTTTCATTTACCGCTACTGCAACTGCAAGTTCTGCAAACCTTACAGCAGCAAGTTCTATCGCTGGCCTCACCGCAGGAATGAGTGTTGCTTTTTACACCCTTCAAGGTGGGTATTCAATTCTTCAAAACTTCACAATTGTTTCAGCAACAGGAACAACGGTTGTTCTTTCGGGCTCAATACCAGCGGGGACAACGACGGGTACTGTAATTGTTGTTGCAGGAACACCGGTGAATTGGACAGTTGGGCAAACAATTGCTGGAACAGGTATTGCATCTGGAACAACAATTCTTTCAATTAGTGGAAACCTTGTTGGCTTAAGCAGCCCGACAACCAACACGGTTATAGCCGCCAACTCTTTAACAACATACCCAACAGTTGTTGTTGATTACAATTCTGCAACCGTTTTAACAAACGTTACAAATTCAAGCATTTTTCCAATTGGCGCTGAACTTATTCCATTAAATAATTCAACAAATTTAGGAATTCAATCAGGAACTTTAATAAATGCAATAGCGCTTTTGCCTCACAAAATTGTTCTAAGCCTTAGTTTGCCACCACTAAGCGCACCCGCTGCTTTTTATGTTGGGGATGCTTTTATAAACTCTCATGCAAAAGGGGCACCTATTTTAGGAAATGCCGAACTTGGGGATGAAACGCCTGCTTTGATTGCATCAAACGTAAGTGGCACAGATGCTGTAAATGCCACTGCTCTTGTTGGAATGAGCCAGCCTTGGTTAACGCCGGGCAGCAATGGGGAGTCAGCAATTTCTGCCGCTTTAAGCCAAACGGCACCAATGGGAAGTCAAGAAATTTACATAAATAGTGGTTCTGGTTTTCCAACTGCTTACCCAACAATAATTCCTTACGACATGGCTTGCACGCCAATTGTTGGTCTTGTAAATGGAAACATTAACTATGGCTCTACTCAAATTCCTTTTGTTGAAACAGGTTCAATACCTACACAAATTCCATTTGCTATAAATATTGGTAACGACAATTACACCGTATTAACAGTTGGGCTTGACCCCGTTGGAAATAAAGTTCTTACTTTAAATACATCAACAGATGACTCTTATCCTGATTTAACGGAAATTCACCTTACGACTTACGATACAAACCAGTCGTATAGCCAAATAACCCTTCCTCATTTCTACCTAAGTGGAATTGTTCTTGATTGCGCTTTAAACGGAACGTCAACAGTTACGGTTACAAAAACTACAAATCTTTCTGTTGGAATGTTAGTTATAGGAACTGGAATTCCAACTTCACCTCAAGTTATTGGTGGAGTATTTATTGGCTCTATAAATGCGGTAAATAATACAATTACTTTGGTTAACTCTAATAATGTTGCTGTTTCTGCTTTAATTTCTTCTTCAAACATTTCTTTGACTTTTGGTTCTCAAGGTATTAATACTGGCGACAACGTTGGTAGCGCTTCAATGAACATGGTTGGTAACCTTTACACAACACCTTCTTCTTGCATGATTCCCTCAGGCACGGCAATAACAATTTCATACGGTGGTCAATCACAAAAGTTGACTATTGCCCCAACAGGAAATTTAATGGTTGGTATGACCGTTGCGGGAACGGGAATTCCTTCAGGCGCAACAATCACTGCATTAGACATTACAAACGCAACCGTAACAATTAGTTCGGCTGCCACCTCTACCGGCACATACGCTTTTCAGTGCATAAGCCACCCAATGCCTTTTGGTGGAACAATAACAAGTGGAAGTACGGTAATTACAAACGTTACAACCCAAGTAATGCCGGGCGACACAAATGTTCCAGTTATTCCTTTTACGTCAAACTTTAATTTCCCAACTTCTTTTGGTTCAAACGGTGTAATTTCAAATTATGGAGCAATTGTTACTGTTGATTTACAACAACCGCTCGGCGCTGGTGACGTAATAATTATTGGAGAAAATGGTTTTAACCAAGAACTTATTGTTAGCGAAAAAACACCTGCTTCCGGTTCTGCTTTTATTCCCGTAAAACCATTTACTCCTGTTTATAATTTTGACTCAAACATGATGGGTTTTACCATTAATGCAAATACTATTTCTGGAAATAATTTTATTCAATTCTCATCAATGAATGACTCAATGATGTGGACGCAAATGCTTGGCGATACAGGCACCGGTTATTACCTAACCTTTGGGCAAAATGACCTTTTTATTGATATGCCATTTATTACCGACGTAATTGAATCACCTGTTGCATCTACGGTTTTAAATTCAAACGCATTAATTGGAATTTCAACAATTTCTGTTTCTTCTATTCCAAACACATTAACTGTTGGTCAAAAACCAATATCTGTTTCTGCTATTGCTTCAACAACAATAAGTTCACCAATAATTCAAGTATCTACAAATGTTGGTGTTTCAGTTGGTATGACTGTTTATGGTGCTGGTGTTCAGGCGGGTTGCACGGTTACGGCGATTGGCAACGGAACCGTTACTCTCTCCCAAAATGCTTACTCAACAAATAGCGGAAAGTACATTTATTTTTCTGCGTTCCCATACGACACCACAATTGCTTCAGTAAGCGGAACATCAATATCATTTACCCAACCAAGCCTTATTGCCATTTCTTCTGGTTCAACGCTTCAATTTAATGGCGTTACGGGTGTTGTGGTTAATCAACCCGCTCTATTAACAACATCAATACCGACTACGTTAACTGTTGGTTCAATTAATTTTATGAAACCTTATGGTCTCGTTCTTGGTTCCGGGAAAAATCAAGAAACTGTATATCCAGTTGCACCTCCAACACTTATTTCTTCAAATAATTACGCATTGCAACTTTCTGGTTCTACAAATTATTCTCACAATGTGAGTGAAACAATTACGTACAACGAATACCCATCTGTACCTGCTATTGGAGACGTTATTTACGACCCTGCTATAAACAGTTTCAAGATGTATGATGGTTCAGCGTGGCGTACGGCTCGTGTCAATAGCGTTCAGGCGCACTACGCAGTAAAGGTTTCTTCATGATAAATAAGGTCGCCGTATCTCACGTTGACCCTAAAACGGGTGCTGAAACAAAGGCTCAGGAAATAACGCCCGCACCCAATGGGGGATACACGGTCATTCGTGGTGCAAAATTATCTAAATCACCAAGCGGCGAAGAGTGGACAGCGAACTCTCTATCCTCTGTAACCCCCAAAGTCACCGCACAAGTCCCGCAGCAAACAACAACAACAGTTCGCTCAATGGGGCAAACTATTGAATTTAATGCTTCAGCATTAGCAAAAAACATTTACTTTACCCCATCAGACAACATGGAGTTTTCATCAGACCCCAATGACACAACCGAATACACAATCGGATGGGAATACGATGACATGGATTCATCACCGCAAGTATCTTGGCGAGTTCGTATTTTTCCAGATTTTATAGTTCAATCTTCTAATTTTGACCCTAATTCAACAAAAAATCTTATTGTTGAAAAACAAGCAAATGATAATACAAATCAAATATTTGTAGAGAAAAAAGACGGTTTTATTAGCGGTGAAAAATATTGGGCATATGTACAGGTTGGTAAAAACCACCAAAATACAACTTGGCTAGGTGACTGGACCGCAGAACCTTTTAACGTAGTAATACTACAACCACAAGCACCAATCATGTCTGTATACACAGACAATACAAACTCTGTAAATGTTTTAACTATTCAAAGCACAGACAATCTTTTTAACGGAAATAACGGAGACTTTGACGCTGGCATTGGTGGTTGGAACACAACCCAATACGACACAGCAGCAACATTGCTTGACGTTGGGGCAACTGGCGTTGTCCTTAAGGACACCCTAGATACTAATAAATCATGGGACTACGTAAACGTAGGAGCAACGGGCTATGTTTCTTTACTCGGTGGTCTTTCCACATCAACTGGAACGACAGACTTTATGGTTTCTGGAAGTAATGGAAAAAACACCCCACCTTTATATTTTCCAAACAAAGAATACAAACAATTTTGGGTACAAATTGATGATGAAAAAATTCTTGTAGTCAATAATTTTGATGGCACAACAGCAACATCGCCAGATACATTTACTATTGTTCAACGTGGTTACCTTGGTTCAACTGCCGCATCTCACAGTCAGTGGGCAACGGTTACCTATGGTCTTCAACAAGACATTTATGTTGGTGATATTGGAACTTTAACTTGGACAGAAAAAGTCACCACAGTAACCCCCGTCGCACCAACGGGTCGAGTTACTGGTGGCACCGCTGCGGTAACTACAACTTCTGGTGTTGGTCCATTTGCAATTCAACAAACTTCTGGAAATGGAAAACCAATAACAAATGTGACCGTTTCAACGGGAAATGCAGGAATCGCTCATCAATATATTTCCGTCCCCAAAGGCGGCATAAGCGCAACTATTTTTATTCCAAAAGTAGTTGCAACTTTTAATAACACCACTGGTGGGGTAGACGTAACCAGCCAAGCGGTTACGTCACTTTCCGATTTAACTAAAGTAGATGTAACCGTTACGGGGAACAGCACGGCCGCACCAAAAGCAGCAGCACCACAATGGTTTGGAACAACAACAGGCAAAGTTTCATGGGGTGCTGCATCAAATGGCAACGCTGTTTTTATGGGCCTCGGGTCTGGTGTTTATAATATTTTTGCTCAACAAGGAGATAAGACGGCACCTCCTTCCGCAGAAATACCAAGCCTTCCAGCGGGTACAACCATTTACTTGCAATACGGAACAAAAACTGGTTCAATGACTTTGACTGCTCCATTTAATGTTGGAAAAATAAAAATAACAGGGACTAATAAAGCAATAGCGCCTATGTCCTCTCTTGACTGCAATTGCAGCGATGGCACAAAACGTTATTCTTTAGACGCATTTAAAGTTGCCGGAACACAAGCATACGAAATACCAGTTGGAACAAGAATGAGTGCGGTTTCACCATACGCTAAATCAAACTTGCCAGCAACGCAAAAATTAACCATTTCTGGTAACACCTCAATTAAATCATTTGGCCCGGGTGCTTACATGATTTTAAATTATTCAGTTACAACCCCCGGTAAGGCTGGAACAAAAACTGTTCTAATTCCTTCAGCGCCCAAAAAAACAACAACAGATGTTTTCCAACAACAAAGTTTTGTTGTTTCCATTAATACATCCAACACCCCCTACACACAATTCTCTAATTGCAACATTGGTAATTACACCGGAAGCACTTGGACGGCGGGAACAACAACCACAACAAATAATGCAATTCAAGTTACAAGTGATTCTGTTATAACAGCAAATCAATTTTCTGGAAGTCAAATTTCAGGCGCTGGCATACCGCCAATGACGCTTGTAGGTTCAAATACAGCATCAACTGTTGTTGGTGGGAATAATGTTTTTTACATTGTTGTGCCAAGCGGAACAACAATCACTCCTATTTTTTCAGATACTGCGCACACTTCCATTTATTCAATCGCCATAACACTTGTTCAAAGTACTTCTTTAGTTATAGAAGCGGGTACACAAAACATTCCATGCAACCCTTTTATTCCAAAAGCAAAATTTTCTGCTGGTGCTACTTCGGTTGTTTTTAGAAATCCCCCTTATTTTGGAACAAACTCTCTTCAATTAATGCCAAGTGCAACAGGCAATTCAGAAATAACCATTTACCCAACCGGCGGATGGAATGGATGGAATGCAGACAATTCAATCCCCGTTACCGCTGGAAATGTTTACGGGTTTGCAGGATATGGAAAAATTATTGTAGGCACAGACACACCTACTTTTGGTATGTATATCGACTGGTATGACGACAATGGGAATTTTATATCTTCTTCAAATGGAACAAAAAGTCTTAAAAACCCTACTCAGGTAAACACAATTTCTCCAATTAGTTTGGGCAAAAATTCTGGAACACTTGGCTGGGTACCAAATGCAATTGTTGCGACAGCACCATCAAATACCGTTGTTGCAACAGGGGCAACATTTTTTTCCAAAACAAGCGGCGGTGCAACCGTAACCGCAACGGGGTCAATTAATTCAAATTCTTTAACACTAAGTTCCACAACGGGATTAACAATCCTTGCAGGCACAACATTGACCGTTGGAACTGCATTAAATGTAGAAAGCGTTCAAGTTGATTCAATAAATGGCAATGTATTAACCCTTACACGCAACCTTGTTAATGCACACACTTCTGACCCAATTAGTTTGGGCTCTTCATACACTTTTAGTTCAGGAATAACAAATGCACTTGCCGCAAACACATTGCTTTATCTTTCAAGCGGTGGAAAAATTTTAACAACAGCCTCTGTACCATCAGGCGCAAAAACAATACCTGTTCAATTTGTAAGCGGATATCCAAGCACCTCAGCCGACACTATTAATATTTCTGCAACAATTGCTTGTCCTAGAATTCTTTTAACTGGTGTTACAAGTGGAAAAGTATTTGCTCTTTCAGGGCTTATGTTTAAATCTCTAACACCAAGCGTTGCAAATGGTGCAACTGTTTTAAGCACAGAATTACCAAACCTTTTATCACCAATAACTGCTTTGAAATCTGGACCAAGTGCAGACCACGCATTTATTTTGCCTTCTACAACACCAACTGAGGGGGGCGATTCACTTTATCTTTTTGACCCCGTTAACGACAACGGGAGCAGAGAAATTCACCAAGGTGGCGGTGACCCGGTTATCGTAACAACTTTGACTCAACCAGTTTCTGTTGGAACACAATTAATTGTCCTTGATTCTGTTGTTGGTCTTGCCGCTGGCGCAACCCTATACATAAACGTTTATGACCTAATACCAAAATCATCAGAGTCTTCTTTAACGGCAAAAACGGGAATTGCACAAGCACAATTGACTAATTCGCAACAACTTGCCCAAGGAAAAGCAGCGGGTTCTTTTTTAACAACTCCAGCATCTATCTATTCAACTGCAGAGCAAGTAATAATTGACCCAAGTTGGGATGGTTCAAAAAAAGTTTATCTACAATCACCTTTATCAAATTCTTATCCTGCAGGAACTCAAGTGACTGGTTTCACAACAAGTATTAGTGGTTCTTTTTCAAATAATCAACTTCAAAATACCCCCGTTGCTGTTTTTAATTGGAACAAATCAGGATATACAGATAACCCAGACGCTTCGTACGTATTTAAAATTGAAAAAAGCGAAGATTACGGCGTTACATGGAACACGCTTTGGAATGGTGGAAGCATTAATACCAATGGAAACGGGCAAGTACAATTTACGGATTGGGATGTAATTCCCGGTTCTTACACTGCTTACCGTGCACAAGCAAGTTTCAAAGATGCAAATAACATTGAAACCTTAGGTGTTACATCTATACCAGCAATTGCACCACCCGTCTCTAGTAGCACTTGGTGGATTTCAAGCACTTCAGATGAAGCGGTACGTTACCCAATTAACGTTCAAAATAATGTACAAGAAACTCAAAAGCACCCCGCCGGTGTTTACTACCCGCTTGGCTCAAGTCGACCACTTACCATTGCCGGTGTTGTACAAGGAAGAGACGCAACTATTACTGTCATTTGGACAGACGATGCTAATTGGAATGATTTTGTTTCTTTGTTAAATAAGGGTGAAACATTAATTCTTATTGACCCGGTTGAATCTGAACGACGCTATGTATTTATCAATGGCGATATTCAAGTCACACACCATGCTGCAGCAAACCCATACCGTGAAGTTGCAATTTCTTATGTCGAGGCTGCACCGCCAAATTTTGGCTACACTTACGGAAGTTAGTTATGCCACTTCCACCGTCAACAGAATATTCAGCACTACATTTTCGCATTAGTAAAAAAATGACTGAATCTCTTAAAAGTTCTCACCGTTCAATGGTTGTTGTAAAGGCACTTTCACCCAAAAAAATAACTACGAACATTCCCGTTGTTTCTGGTTCCGTAACAATTGATAGAACATCAAAGGACTTTAGAAGAAGCATTAGTTTTGTAACTAATGATGAATTGCTAATTCCACACAATGATTACGACCCTTTAAATATTTATGGACAACACATTTTTGCTTACCGTGGAGTTCTTTGGGACCCAACACGGATACCACAACAACTTTGGGATTCGGAAGCACACATACCCGACTGGTTATTGCGTTTTGACAATCTTGTTGATGAAAATGGAAAACCTAAAGAAAACATTCCTCAATGGGCAATTGATTTAGCAGAAAACCCTCCTTATGAATTAATACCTCTTGGGGTTTTTAGAATAAATACAGTACAAATTGATGAACCAAATGAAGCACAACTTCAAATTAATGTCACTGGCGCTGACATAAGCAATAACATTGGTAGAAACCATTGGACCAGCCCAGTTACTGTTTGGACCAAAAAATACTCTGTCCCTGTTTCAAAAACCGACACAACACCAGAACAAACATATGTCGTTGGTACCGCTTCAACTCCGGGAACCATTCAAGAAGCAATTAAAATTTTAATTAAAGACCGTTGGCCACTAAGAAGTCCAGTTTTTGGTGAGCCAACATTTAACTTTGCAGGTAACGCTGACGCAAAATTAACTTCACCAATTATTATGGGTGCACGAACCGTAAGTTCATCTGGCTCTAACTCCCCTTGGACAGACATTACTGGACTTGCAACCGCACTGGGTGCAGAACTTTTTGTAGACCGTGACGGTAAATTTACTCTTAAATCAATTGATGACCCCAACACGGTTCAAGCCTGCTGGTCTTTTCGTGACGGAGAAAATGGACTTCTTACAAATGTCAGTAAAAAACTTGATGATTCAAAATCTGTTAATTATGTAATTGCCACTGGTGAAAATACCGCTACAAAAAAACCATTAAAAGCAATCGCTTTTGACGGCGACCCAAATTCCCCTACTTACTATTTAGGTGAGTATGGAAGAACAATCGGTTATGAACCCGGTCGCAAAAAATTAACAACACAAGCAATGGTTCAAAATGCTGCTGACAAATATTTAAACGCTTTTATTGGTGGGGACGAAACAACAACGCTTGAAGGCATCTGCAACCCCGCAATAGATGCGGGTGATGTTGTTCTTGTGCGTCGTAAAAGAGTTGGAATTTTTGATGAAGACACAGTTGTTGGTGGATTAACTGCTGACACTGGAAAAAAAACAATTACAAAAATTTCTGTAAATGGAATTTCTATGTTTATTCCAAAAGGAAAACAACTTGTTCTCTATACAGATGCTGGTTCAGAAACAATTACAGTTGCAGATGACGTTTCAATTGGTGCAAAAACAATTTCAATTAATCCAATAACACCAACGTTGGATTACAGAAAGGGGACGGCAGTGCTTGACCCAAGTGTCCCCAGCGATGGTTCAATTCCTTATTATGTTGAAAAGGTTACAATTCCGCTTGAACCACAAACAGCAATGTCGCTAACTTGTCGTGCACGTCGTAGTGGAACTAAGCAAGACATTATTCGTTCTGCTGAGTACAGTCAGGGTTACTAATGCCATTTGATTACAAAGACCTAGCAAATTCAATTGTTAATAACGGGCAAAGTTCTTTACCTCCAACAGACACAATGCGAATGGGTCAAATTGTTGGCTTTGACCCCAACTACGACGGTGGGGGCCCCCTTTTAAGTGTTCAACTTGCAGGAGATACATCTCCGCTCCACGGTGTTTCTTATGTTTCTAGTTACACACCAAAACTAAATGACACAGTTTGGTTAACGCTTACTGAATATGATGCAGTCGTGCAAAGCGCAATTTCTGGAAATACACCAGCAACAAATGGGACGCCCACTACATCAACCAACGGCGGTCAAGGTGCTCCCTCCCATTTAATGGCAAGAAAAGTCTGGACCGACGCTTACCTTTATTCAATGCCAACAGGCAATACCCCTCTGCCGCTTTTGCCAACAGCGGGTGGCGCTGGTTTAAGTATTACTTGCGAAGTTTTACCAAATCATCTTTACAAAGCAGAAATTTCTACAACAATTCTTGTAAGCGGAACGACATCATCAAGTGGTTTCTTCTCTATTGGAGTTTTTGCGCCACCTGCAACAATGCAGTCAACAACGCTTACACAAAATGAATGCTCTTATTCACCTGCAAATCAAATTGCAATTCCTTCTCCGGGCTATTACACACTTCATGGTTCAATAACGTGGTCACTTTCGGATAAAACATCTAAAAGCGGTGACTGGACAAAAATGTTTTCCAAATCTGATTTTGCTTGGTACGTAGGATGGGAAACTGGGGTAAACAACAGTACGTCTACTTCTACAACTTGGAACATTCAATTTGCACCAACAAATCCTTTCCCAAAAACTAGTAAATCAAAGACAACACCAACGTCTTTAACTATTTACAATGAAGGCCCCGCTTCATAACCTGCTTTTGGAAACCGTGGTCTAAAATTTGGGCATGACCCCCACCACTTACCCCTACGTAGTAGCGGCAATAATTTCTGCCGTTCCCGCAACACTTGCGGCAACATCGGCGTGGTATTCAGCACATCAAAATCGTAAAGAAAACAAAGCAGATAGCGTTAGGGATGATGCTCAATATGAGCGACTAGATGCACGATTTGAAAAAATTGACTTAGGTTTTGCAAAAATGGACTTGCGTTTTGACACCATTGAGGATAAGGTAGAAAGACACCTCGGATGGCACAGGGCCCAAGCCGAGAAAGATTTACCAGAGACCCTAAGACAGGAGTTTGCTTCTAATGAGCGACCAGACACCAACAACGACTAACGCATCACCGGTAGACCCGAAGGCACTAGCAGCATCATTCACTAGATATGCCGTTCCAGCAATTGTTGGACTTTTAGTTTCGTGGGCAGCAAAGGCTGGCTTCACGCTAACAACAACACAAGCATACGCTTACGTAGCGCCTGTTGTAGCAGCGGTTTACAGCACTGCAATTCACTATGCAGAAGCAAAGGTTCCAGCGCTAGGAAAACTTTTAGGCGCAGCAAAGCCTGAATCAATTCTTAAAAAGTAATTTATTTCTAAGGTGACTAACACCTGATAATCAAAAACAACAAAGCCCGTAGGCGGAGAAATCCAAACCTACGGGCTTTGTTTATTTAATCGGGAAGAATGCAATCCCAAGTACCATCAGCACGAAGGATAAAGTATCCACAACCCCATCCCTCGTGAACAAAATCAAATGTCACACACTGCGAAGGCTCTTCCCAAACAAGTTCTTGTTCAGGAATTTTTGCTTTAATAAGATGGCCGAGAGTTTTTAAAAGTTGCTCGTTGTAATTTTTTAATTCTGACATTATTCAGACACCTTTATAGTCACAGAAAGCCCACCCTCAACATGAGAAAGGCCTTCAATAACCTCACCAGTAATTGGGTCAATAACAAGGTCGCCCGAATAATCAACAACTTTCTTGATGCTAGAAACGTCTGCATCTTTTTTAATACGAATCCATTCTTCGTGGCCGTTAGTTTCTGCCCACGCAACAAAAGCCTGAATGTCGGAGACACTTACCTTGCTAGGCGTAATCCTGCTTGAAACAACGCCATCCGGAAAGTCCAAAGACTTTCTACCATCAGCACTGTCTTCACGGACACGATTTAAATAAGATTGAAGAATGTTTTGGTAGTAATCAATCTCGTATTGGTGGCGACGTGTGTTTGCTTGAATCCATAGGTTTATTCGGTCAATTTCTTTTTGCCCTTGACGCTCAATTTCATTTATGCGTCGTTGAGCATTGGCAAATCCCTTCATTGCCCACAAAGCATCGTCATCATTATTAATTACAAACTCTCGGTCAAGCCCTTCAAAACCCTCTGGCTCTCCTTGTTGTAATAAATACTCTTCTAATGGTAAATCAAATTGGTCTGTTGTCATTATGCTCCCTATTAGTTGACATCCCAAGTGTACATGGATACAGTAGGGGGGTCAAGTAGATGTTTTTTATATAAGACTGGACAGGGGTACTGTTACCTGTTACACTTGTCCTCACTAATACCAATACCAATATGTATCAAAAGGAAGAAGGTTCACCATGAGTGGATTATTTACCAAGGCCACCAAGGCCGAATCAAAGGCACGCATTGCCATAACAGGTCCGTCGGGAGCGGGCAAAACCTATTCAGCACTTCTTTGGGCAACCGAATTGGCTGAAGGTGGCAAGATTGCTTTTATTGACACAGAACGAGACAGCGCAAAACTTTACGCCGATAAGTTTGATTTTTACTCACTATCTTTTGCACCGCCATACTCACCACAAAAGTTAATTGATTACTTAGATGCAGCCGAAAACGAAGGCTTTGCGGTTGTAATTATTGACTCACTTACACACTTTTGGTCTGGTGAGGGTGGAATTCTAGAAATGGCTGACCGTGCTGGCGCTAAATCTGGAGGTAATAATTTTGCTGGCTGGAAAGTTGTTACACCTATCCAGCAAAAGATGATTGACCGAATCCTCTCCTTCAATGGCCACGTAATTGCTTCTATGCGTTCAAAGACTGAGTGGTCCGTCGAGCGTGATGAGAGAGGGAAGGCTTCTCCAAAAAAGATTGGACTTGCCCCCGAGCAACGTGCTGGCATTGAGTATGAATTCACACTTGTGTTGGACCTTGACATCGACCACAACACCAATGTCAACAAAACACGTTGCCCTGAATTGGCAGACAAACTTTTCCGTGCTGGTGAGGCAACAGGTGCTGCAAAGACATTCCTGAACTGGCTTCAGGCTGGAGAGCCAGAGCCTGAGCGCAAAGTAGAAATTCCTGTTTCTACCACCGGTGCAGATTCAACTGTTGAACAAGAACGTGAAGATTTGGCCAATGAGATTAAAAGTTTGACCCCAAATCAGCGCCGTCTTTTAACCGACCTTTGGAAGGGGGCAAACCTACCAAAGGTAACTGCTCTTAATCTTGGGCAGATTGGTGACGTTCAGGTTCTAATTGATGAGGTTCTTGCCTCTTCAGAATCCGGCGGGGAATAGGCCTATTTAGAATCGACGGATTGACCCCTAGAAGGCTTTTTTAAGCCCTCCAAGACCGTCTTAGTGCCCCAACCGGGTTCTAGGACGGTCTTGTTATTTAGGGTCAAATAAACATACGTGCATGGCGGACATTTTTAGTGTATCGTCGCCGACCTCTACAAATATCAAGAAAGGAGGCTCCAATGATTAGACGCTCCCCATCACCAATACGAGACAACTTCACAATTCTGCCAAACGAAACCATTGAAGACTCACGCCTATCGTGGGAAGCACGAGGGCTTTTAACCTACCTCCTATCGAAGCCAGACCACTGGCAAGTCATTGTTGGCCACCTTGCCACTGAAAGTCCTAAGGCAAAAAAAGAAAAAGTTTTAAGCATCCTGAAAGAACTTGAGGAAGCCGGATACGTTACAAACAATGGGCAATTTATGTCTGAGGACGGAAAGTGGACTCATACGGACCGTGTTGTTCATGAGATTTGCATTTCCCCTGATGGGACCGTGGGGCGTTTTACCGTGCACGGTAATAGCGTGAACGGTTCCACCGTCGACGGTGAAGTGCCCCACTTAGTAAGTACTGATTCTAAGCAAGAACTGATTAAAGCAAGAACTGATAAAAGAATCTCCGTTGCATCCGCAAACGGAGAAACCAGCGTTTCTACCAAATCTAAAAGCAAAGCGGAAAAGGGGGCTTTGGAAAATCCCGATGCGGTTCGACTTGCAAATTTACTGGCTGACGAGATTAGGAAAAACGGTTCTAAGAGACCTACGGTTACCGACGCTTGGGTTTACTCGGTTGAAAAAATGCTCAGGATTGATGAGCGTGACCCCGCCGAGGTTGAGCGTGCAATTTTGTGGGTAACAAGCCATGATTTTTGGTCAGCAAATATTTTGTCACCAGAAAAATTACGAACTCAATACGACCGTATTCGACTTCAAGCAATTCAAGAAAAGAAAAAACAACGCCCCGGAATTGTTTCCGCAATTCAAGATTTTCTATCAGGTGAGGATTGATGACAAAAACAGAAACTGCAAAAGTATGCGCCATTTTAGGGATGGCATTTCCAACACTTAAGTGGACCAAAGATTCAATAACCATGTGGCATGAGATGTTGAAGGACTTAGATGGTAATGAGGTCTTTAGAGCAGCAGAGGGTTGGGTCGCTACTGAGGAATGGAATCCAACCATTGCCGGTATTCGACGCAAGGTTGCAGAAGCACAGGGGATTCTTTCACCATCAGCAATTGAGGCTTGGTCGGAGGTGCAATACGCAATTCAGTCACACGGTCATTCGAGTCAGCCGGATTGGTCAAACAGTGCTGTTAGAAGTGCGGTAGGTGCAATTGGTTATAGAACTCTTTGTTTTAGCGAAAGCCCTGAGATACTACGTGCTCATTTTCTTAAGGCGTATGAGCAGTACAAAAAAGATAGGGATTCAGAAGTTGTAAAAAGACAGAATTTTGATTTGAGATTGCCTGAAATTTCTGTTGGAGGCATAGAAAATCCTGAGCAATTATTGGCTATAACGTCGTAGGTATGGAAAGACGAAAGCCACTTAAAAGAACTAATAGTTTAAAAAGAACACCGCTTAAGCGTGGCGAAAGTCAAATGAAACGAACAAAATTAAACCCCGTAAGCGACAGACGTAAGGAAGTAAATAAACTTCGCAAAGAAGCCATGCTTGAGCATTTTGGAAAACGTGAAACGTGGGTGTGTCAAGGAAAAGAACTTATTGGTACGCCGTGTTTTGGTGACGTTAATGGTCACGAAATTCTTTCTCGTGCAAGGTCGGGGCAAAGCGACAAAAATCTTTTAAACATGGAAGGAATAATTCTTTTGTGTAATCACCACAACTCGTGGGTGGAAGACAATCCTAAAATTGCTCACGAACTAGGTTTAACAAAACACGCATGGGAAGTAGAATAAAAGCCTTATGACAACTACTCATCTTTTTACCGGAATTAATAAAACAGCAGACAAAGTTCGTGTTGGCGACATTGGGTTTGCACGAACTACTGGAGCGCTTGGTTTTCTTATTCGTGTTGGAGAAAAACTAAAATGGCGTGACGGAAAATACAATCACGTATTTGTTGTTACTAAAGAAGGCTCAAACTGGGATGAAGTTGAAATTATTCAAGCAACACTTCGTGGGGTTATCCGTTCAAAGATGAAAGATTTAATAAAAAAATCTTCTGTCATATCTATTTTTACACCACCCGAAGGATGCGACCCCAAGAAAGTTGCGGAGTTTGTTGAAAAACAACTAGGAGATTCTTACGGCCTAGGCTCAATTTTCTGCATTAGTCTTGACATCCTGACGCCAGAATGGTTTATTTCATTTAGACGAAATGGAACATGGGTTTGCAGCGCAGTATCTGCGGAGGCCCTTCGTTACGGTGGGTGGTTCCAAGGGTGGCCAGATATCTATGGAGTAACACCAACAACTTTATTCCTTGCACACAAGTGGTCTTAGTCGCTAGTATCGGGGTATAGCGAAAGAGGAATAATGTCCAACGAAATTATTGACATTGACCCAAGTGACGTTTCTGATGTCTTTGAGTCAAACGAAGAACAAGCACCAAAGGGTGCAATGATTTACATTCCACACAACTGCGAGATTCCTATTGGCTCATATCCAATCGGAAGTATCTGGCAGTGCCTTGGAGAACAAGAGGGCGTTACTTGCAACGACCATTGGGAATTTATTGGCGACCAAAGTGGCGTTTACTGGAAGCGCATTAAGCGTGGTCGTTACGGTGGCAACTAAAAAACCAAAAGTAGCCGAGGGAAACTCATCTCACGAAATTGAGATTGAGGTTTACAAATCATCAATGATGAATACCGACCTTCACCAACCATTCTGTTCATGTGGCTGGGAAGACGCACGATGGTTTACAGAGGCGCAAGCAAAAGCGGCCGTTGCAAAGCATTTAGCGCAAACTAAACCATAGTTGTTGGCTGAAATAGCCCGAGTAGGCTGGTTCCCATGACGGTAATTGTTGGATGGTTCGATAAAAAAAGCGCTTGGATAGGCGGAGACTCAGGGGCTTTCTCAGACGATACTGTCACCATTGCAACTGACCCAAAGGTTTGGAAAGCAGAGGATTCTTTAATTGGAATTGCTGGGTCGTTTCGACAGGGTGAGATTGCAAGAGATTCTGGTATTGGTGACCCATACGCATTGCGTGACCATCTTGCAACAATTTGGGAAGGGCGTAACAACACACCTTCCGATTGGGGTGCAGAACTTCTTGTTGTAAACATGAGCGGAATTTATTACATCACTGATGACTTTGCTGTTGTTAAGTGTCGTGAAAATTACGGAAGCGTTGGCGGCGGAGAGGCAATTGCACTAGGTGCATTGTTTGCATTAGACGGAACAACTGTTACACCAAAAGACCGATTGACCATTGCATTAAAAGCGGCAACGCAACATGGAACAATGGCACGGGCACCTTATAAAATTTTGGACCTATGACGTATGTACTTACATACGAAAAGCGACCTGACTTTACGTTAAACAATGAACGTCGTGCTCACCACATGGTTAGGGCAAGAATCGTTAAAGAATGGCGTCAAGCGTTTTGCGATTTAGCGAGGGACGCAATGCTCCCAAGTATGGAGCAAATAGAAGTTACTGTGCAACCTTATGTTTTAAATGGTAGATACAGGCAAGATGTTGGCGCTTGTTTCCCACACGTCAAAGCAGCAATTGACGGACTCGTTGATGCGGGAGTTTTGGTTGATGACCACGCAAACATTGTTGTAAAACTTACTTTTTTAGCACCTCAAATGGGCCGTGACGCACTAGAGATTTTTATTACTGAGGTAGAATATGTACATGAAAAAGTGGATTGAACACAACGAACTTCTTGTTGTTTTCGCCCTTGGACAAGTTTCTGTACTTGTTATTGCTTTGATTGCAAAGAACTTCTAATTGCGTCAGCCCAATGAGGCACTTATCCCTAAAAGGGAACCACCGTATACCAACCCACTTTTGGAAACCCCACTATACTAAAACTCACCAAGGAGAACCATATGCCAATTGACCCAGTTACCCCTCTTCCAAACCGCAAAGAAATGGACGAAACATCGTCACCAGAAGTTGCTTCACTCCTTTCACACATTCGTGACATTTGCCGTCAAATGCGCAAGCATGAACAAGAAGTAATTGAATTAGGAAAAGAGCGCCGTCAGACGGTTACACGCCTTCGTAACCACGGAGTTACATGGCGAAAGATTGCTGAATGGGCTGAGACAACAGACCAAGCACTTTACAAGCATCACAACCGAGACAAATAAGTCTTGTGGGTGTTACTACACCCCTGTATACTTTATAAATGGCCACTGACCCGACACTTGCTCGTGCTGTGCAAACCCTTGCAGGGTTTTGTGATGGCGCCGTAACGCAAGATGGAATTGGTTTTAATGGACCAGATTCTAAATTTGGAAAAGCACTTGCATCCGTATCCCCGGAAGCATGGACCCCACAAGTTCAACGTGAAGCATGGGTGATGATTTCTAAGTACAAGAATCAATTACTTCGTGCTGGTATTGATTACGATTTAATTTCTGAACCACAAAACATAAATGGTCCTAAGGGCTTAAGAGCAATTGAATTTAAAGATGGAAAGATTCTTGTTTTTTTACCATACGAAGACCCAGCATCTCCAAAAAGTGCGCTTTCAGCACGATGGAATCGTGACCTTCGTGGATGGCAGGTTGATGTTTCAAAGTACGGTGTTGCGATTGAATGGGCTGGTAGAAATGGCATTCCTGTTAGCGATAAAGCACGTTCAATCCTTGAGTCCGCACCAAAGGCTGCACCTACCTACCTTGGTGATGTCTACTTAAAAAATGGCGTTATTAGATTTAAGTTTGAATACCACGCCCCTTTAATTGATGCTATTCGCTCAGGGGTTCCCGGTCGTAAGTGGGATGCTGACGCTAAGGAATGGACCGCACCACAAGAGTCGGTTTCTATTGTCAAAAAATTGGCTAAAGAATATGGTTTGTTTGTAACCGAAGACATTCACTGGTTGCCTGAATTGGAAATTGATACCAATCCAATGGTGGGCGTTAAGAACAATAACTTTGCAATCACCTTTAATTATGACGCACAAATTGTTAGTGAAGTCAGACAGATGCCGGGTTCTGAATGGTCACCACAACTCCGTGCATGGCTGGTGCCTATTGAATCTGCGGATGAAGTTCTTAAATTCACCGAAACACACAAAGCAAGCCTTTCAAAAGAAGCAGAAATGCTTGTTGAAGATAGTCGACTTGTTCAAGATGTAATTAATGCCAGTGCAGCAAGCGATGCAGAAATTACTATCAATGGGTTTGGTAGCGAGTTGTATCAATTGTTCCCTTTCCAAAGGGCAGGCGTCGCTTACTCAATGCGTGCAATGGGTTATGTCCATGATGAGGGGGAGTGGATACTTACAGAACCAACGGAGGGCGGCATCCTTATTGGTGATGAAATGGGCCTTGGTAAGACAAGCCAAGGACTTGCCTGTTTAAAGGCCGCTAAAGCATTTCCAGCCGTTATCGTTTGCCCCGCTTCACTAAAACTTAACTGGGAGAGGGAAGCACACAATTGGATTAAAGATGTAAACGTAAAAGTAATTAATGGAACATCTGGAACAGTTCCAGAGGCGGACATCTACGTAATCAATTACGACATTCTTTCTTATTGGGTTGAAAAATTCCCCGAAATTAAAGGTTTAGTTCTTGACGAAAGCCACTACATAAAGAACGGTTCAGCACAACGTTCAAAAGCCTCAATTCAATTAAGTGACAAAGTGGTAGAAAACGGAATTAGGTTATGCCTATCTGGAACGCCAATTGTTAATCAGCCATTGGAATTAATAACCCAGTTGAGAGTGATAAAACGTTTAGAAGAATTTGGTGGTGCAACTAAATTTCGCAATGTTTACGGCCGTGCCAGTTCACGCTCGCTGGCCTCTTTAAACCGCAAACTTCGTGCTTCTTGCTACGTGCGCCGTCGTAAAGCAGACGTGCTTAAAGAATTGCCACCAAAGCGTTGGAGCCACGTTGTGGTTGAGGGAGACGCTCAGGTCATGAAAGAGTACAGAAAAGCCGAGGCTGACATTGTTAAGTATTTGGCAGAACTTGCTCTACAGTTGGCTCGTGAGGCTGGTGCAGACACTCAGGAAGCGCAAGATGCCGCATGGCGCAAAGCCCTGCGTGCAAAAGCCGCTGAACAACTTGTATCAATCAGCACACTCAAACAATTGGCCGCAAAAGCAAAAATGAGCGCTGCTCAAGAATGGATTAAAAACTTTCTTGAGAATGATAAAAAACTTGTTGTGTTTGGATGGCACCGAGCAACAGTTGACGATATCGCTATCAACTTTAGTAATGGAGTAAAGATTCAAGGTGGCATTACGGCAGAGCGCCGTCAAGAAGCCGTTGACCTTTTCCAAAACTCTGATGGTCAAAAAGTTATTGCTTGCAACATTAAGGCTGCAGGTGTTGGCTTGACATTGACCGCAGCAAGTGATGTGCTGTTTCTAGAACAAGGTTGGACACCATCGGACATGGAGCAGGGTGCAGACCGTTGCCACCGCATTGGTCAAAAAGACTCAGTGACAGCATGGTTAATGCTTACCGCAAACACAATTGATGAGGACATTGCTGCATTGATTTCTCACAAAAGAAACATTGTTGACCGTGCTATTGACGGTACAGATGAAGATGACAACGAAGAGAATTCAGTTATTGGTGACTTGTTGGTCGCCCTTGCTGAGCGAGGAATGGCTCAGGCTTCTTAAGCAGCAGTTGTTGCTGCGCCAGCAGATGCGCTTGCACCGGCTGCTTCACCAGATGCAGTGTTGGCGGCGTCTGAAGTTAAACCGTTTGATGCAACAGAACCACCCGATGCGTCTTCAACTAATTCATGAGCATTGGCGGCATTCTCATGAGATTCAGCGGCTTCTTCATGAGCGTTTGCTGCGTTAATGTAACCAGCGCCACGTAAAGTAATTGCAATTGCACGGTGGCTTTCGGCAACCTTACGGTGTTTTTTAGCACGGCCCAAGTGGTCACCACTTTGATTTAGGTGTAGTCCGTTTGCTTCTCCAACTAAGGATGCAGATTTTTGACCAACAGAACTGTGTCTAACAAGTTTTTTTGTTAAAGGGTAAAGAAGTTCTTCAGCAGAAAAACCGGACATAAATTATTCAGTTTCAAAAACTGTGCGGTCGTAAGCGCCTTTAGAAGCAATGAAAGCACGGTGTGCTGCCTTCCATGCCTTCATTGGGCTGTCCCAACCTTCGTGAGCATAAACAACTTGCTCTTGACCTTGAGGCATTGTTGCTGCCATGCCAACAGGAACGTTCATCATCTCTGCAACTTTTGAAGCGCCTGCGTGAGCCTTTGACGCTGCATCATGGGCACCAACTGCTTGAATGTTTAGTTCAGAACCAGAGGCCTTTAGCGCTTCAGCCAAAGCAAGGTGTGCTTCACAAAGTGCTTTGTGCTTATTGGCAAGGTCAACCCAGTCATCAGCGTTTAGTTTGGTGAGTCCACCTAGTTGTGCATCTTCGTGACGGTCGACGATGGCGCCAGCACGGTTCATGAGGTCAAGCGATGACTTGTCGAAATCGCTGTTTGCTTTAAAGCCTTCAGGGAAAAGGGCAGCAGGATAGTTCGATGCGCTCTTTAGCAATGACTTTGGGTGGAAAGATTCTGACACTGGTTTGTACCTCCGTAGGGGCGTTCCTGCATTCAAATCTACACCAGCATTACAAAATCTTGGTTAATTGACTTGCATTAAGTTCCCGTGCTCAATTAATGTGAGTTCACCTCATCCAAGGCGGAGGGGGTTTAGTATTTCCGACACTAAAAATGCTTTAAGCGCTTTCCCCCCACCGAAATGGGGGGATTGCTGCTTTAGTAAAAGAAAACAAAACGACTCGCATACTAGAATTGTTGTTATGACAATCAATGTGCGAGCAGAAACTGTAGACATCGACTCGCTACAGGCGCACCCTAAGAACCCTCGGCTCGGTGACGTTGCTGCAATTGCAGAATCTCTTGAAGTTAATGGACAGTATTCACCAATTGTTGTCCACGGAAAGACCGTTATTGCCGGGACCCATACGTGGAAAGCCGCTAAATCATTGGGTTGGAAGAAAATAGCAGTCACTTATTTTGAGGGGACAGAAGATGAGGCCCTTCAAGTATTGATTACAGATAATCGAACCAGCGACATTTCCATGTATGACAACAGTATTTTGCTTGACTTATTGAGGTCGGTCCCTGACCTAGAGGGAACCGGATACGACAAATCGTATCTAGATGAACTAGATGGCCTTTACAAAGAAGCATCTGGTGGAGTTGCTCATGAGCCACTTTTGGAAAATGAAAAGACAGACGAAACAAACGAAACGGGCGAAAAAAAGATTTCATTCAGGCTTGGGTTTTTTGTTGGGGAATTGGAAAATGAACTTTATGGACTTTGGGAAGACAACATTAAAGATTCCGTCGGTGGTAAAAAAGCCACCATCATTAAAGAAATACGCAGTCGCCTAGACATACCAACCGAACCAAAGCCCAAGAAGCCTTCTAAGGGGTCTAAAAAGCCTCAGGAGAGCGCCCAAGACATCAGCATGGTGGAGACAACGCTAGAACAAATTTCAAGCCTCAAGCGCTACCCAGCCAATCCTCGTGAAGGCGACGTTGGGGCCATCAGCGAAAGCCTCCGCATACTTGGCCAGTACCGACCCATTGTTGTAAACAAGCGCAATAACCAAATTCTTAAGGGAAACCATACGGTCGCTGCTGCATCAGCACTTGGCTGGAAAGAAGTGGCAGTTGTTTGGGTTGACGTTGACGATGACGCTGCGGCCAAAATTGTTTTGGCTGACAACAGAATTGCCGACAAAGCAACATACGACTCAGAGATGTTGATAGCAGCGCTTAAGTCACTAACCACCCTTGAGGGTACGGGTTATGACGAAGAAGACTTTAACGATGTGCTTTCTGGTAAAAACCCAACACCAAAGTCACCAAAGATTAAATTCCAAATTGGGGACTACAAGTTCAGCATTACTGAAGACATCTATAACTCATGGAGTGAAGACGTTTCCATACCCAAGGACGCTATGCACCGGTTAGGCTTGCCACTCGGTGCTTTAAAGCGTGAGGGGAACTAACTATGTGGTCATGGATACTCGCCATAGTTGGCTCAACAGGCTTGTTCTTTGTTGGTAAAAAGAACTTATGGGGATTTGCTGTAATGCTGCTGACCGAAACTCTTTGGTTTATTTACTCACTTACTACCCACCAATACGGTTTTGTGTTTGGCGGAGTCCTATACTGCACCATGTACATCAAAGCGTTTTTAAATTGGCGCAAGGATGAACGTAAACAAAAGTAGTGGTCAGTAGCACAATGGCAGTGCACCTCACTGTTAATGAGGTGGTTGTAGGTTCGAGTCCTACCTGACCAGCCAAGGATGCAAAGTTTCATCATCAAAGTCAATAATCTGTACTCTTAATTACTTGACTTAACTGCTGTACACCGGTACAGTTTCTCCTATGAAACTGCTAGAAAAGCGCCGTGAGCGCAAACGTCAAGAGGCGATAGACCGCCTTGAAGAACTTCTTATTGTCCAACTAAAACATCAAGGGGCAAAAGTTGGCGTGGCGTATCACGTAAATGATTTGATGGACTGGTTGCGCCGTGTTTGAAAACGAACAACCACAAATGCCTAGCGAAGAATTGGTTTCAGAAATACTTGCGGCATCCGAAAGGCTTGGCTATTTAACAACTCAATTAGATGAAATGTTTGCCAACGTAATGAAGTGGGAAAAGCATCAAGTTGCTACAGCCCTCGCCTATGATGAATCTTTCCTAACGCAGGGTTTAATCAATGGGGATTTATCAAATGAGGATTACGCAACTAGGGTTGCCAATTGTTTAAAAAGGACGGTTGAGGCGTATGCAGAAATTGACGCCAACCACCAACGGAACATGGCAACCGCAAAGCAAATAACTCAAAATGGATTAGACGCTGGCAAAGAACAATGGAACGAAGTTAAAAACATCCAAACAAAATTAGAAAAGGAGTAATTATGGGCACTAGCCAAAAACTGGACTACATAACTGAACTGCTTGAGGGAATTGTTTCACCACAAAGACAACAATTGCAGAACGTGATACCAACACCATCTCAATTTAAAGAAAGCGACAGACTCGCCGTAACTATTTTTTTTACGCATGAAGAGTTTGGCGCAATACAAAAACTATCTAGCATCAAGGGCGACACCATTGAGGACTACATTGCTGACGCCGTTCTTTCTCCAGACTTAAGTAAAAACTCATGGCAAGCAGAGGCGCTTGGGGCCGGAGATAACTGGGGTCAATCTTGGCAAAAGAGTATTGACCGACTTGTTAAGGAAGACAAGCCGTTCATTGAAAGAATTGTTGACAATGAACGAAACGATTTAATTAGCGAAAACAATTCTTTGAACAGCACTATCAATGCACTAAAAATCAACCTAGAGAAGATGGCAGAGCATTCGTGGGCAAAACGTCGGAATGAAGAAGCCAACGCTTACGAAAAAGTAATGAGAGTTCTTGATGAATTAACCGGACAGGAGAATGAACATGACTAGAGAGAGAACCGTAGAGGAAGTTAAGAACTTTTGTGAGGTTATGGGTGACCTAGATGACAGCGAAGATGCAGACGAGTTAAAACTGCAATGGCATCGTGGTTACACCACCGCAATGCAGGCCGTTGTTTATTGGATAAACCATCCTGAAGTTGTCATGGCTCCAATTTCCACGTACAACAAGGGGGTTGGCCTTGAGTGAGATTAACCCAACCGATGCTGAACTATCAGAAGAATTAACCCGCCAAATTAATAAGACAAAAGAAAGCGAGTGGGAAAACCGTGAGCGACAAGAAGACATCATCAATTGAAATTGACTTTACTGGGGAAGAGTTGCTTAGCATCGCTAAAGCAATGATTAATTCAGGAGAGTTGTTTAGTGAGTTCATTGACCGTGCTATCAAGGAGGCCGTAGGTAATGCGGACACCGTAATTAAAGAGCGCACGAACCAATACGGGGCACCAAATGAGGGGCGATGAATCAATCTGAGCGCCAATCACTACGGGAACTACATTTTCTTTGGAAAGAAAGAGAATGTAACTATGACGGCAACCCTTACCCCTGCGACGTAATTAAAGTACTTGACGCATGGGAAGCGGAGTTAGGTGCCTCTGGAAAAACGATGACAGGAAATGAGTTGGTAGAAAACCTTCAGGCGCAGGCCGACTGCAACCATGTTCTTGCCAGAAGTATTGGAGACAACACCACCCAATACATCAGCGCACAACGTGAGAAGTGGCCTCACTGCCCTAAATGTGGGAAGAAACTATGAGTGAATGCACACACCTAAAGCAAACAACCGGTTTCGGCGGTGAGGTTGTTGAGAAGAAACACACCAGTGTTTTTTGTCCTGATTGTGGTCAGCGCATTGAAGACGAATACGTATCAAGGCCATTTCAGTTGCCGCATAGCCAAAGGTGGGTACGATGAGCACTAAACAACAACGACGTTCTTATAGGGCGTATAAAAAGCGTCGCTGGCAAACATACTCACCACAAAAAAAGTTTGCTTCAATTTGGGTGTGGTCGCTCTTTACAATTTTGTTTGGGCTACCCATACTTGGCTTTATAGCGTTGTTGGCTTACTTCACCTTCTGGCTTGCCATGTGGTACGTACCAGTCATAGCCGTACTATTTCTAATTACTATTTGGGCAATGGAGCAATAATGCGCAGAATAACTAATCCACAAGACCGTAGAAACCTACGACTATTACTCTGGCTACTTTGGTTTGTAGTTATGTTGGGTATATTCGCCTTGGCTTCACCTAAATAATTGTTGCGGGGATGATTAGATGACAAACACATACGTAATGCTTGCCATTGTCATGGCGTTAATAGTTGCGGTTGTTGCGCACGACATTTGGAAAAGCCAATGAATGAAGAGGAAGAACTAGAGAACGCAGACTTCATTGTAAGTGTGTGGGCATTAAATGACTCGTTAAAAAACATATATGCGTTACTTGACGACATGAGCAAAATAGTAGACAAGATTAAAAGGGGCCTAGATGAGTGAAGAAAACTATTGCATCGTTTGTGGGTTGCCCCACAATGAAACCGAGCCCGGCGAATCGGCCGAACTTGAAGATGGATTAGGGTTCATGCTTTGCCTAGGTGACAAAGATGGCCAAGAAACCTTTTAGCGCCGAACTTTACAACAATGATGATGACGCAAAAGACCAATTCATTGAATGGTTAACTGACGTTAAGGGATACGTTGCGTGGGTAAACCCTGATGACTACGGCATCGATGTCCTTGCAGTAAAAAATGCCGAGCAGTTCCAATTTGAAGTTGAGGTTAAGCACAATTGGAAAGGCGCCGACTTCCCATTCTCAACAGTTCACTTCAGCGCACGCAAACTTAAGTTTGCAACAAACCCTGAGAGAACATTCTTCATAATGTTCAACCACGAACGTTCTCATTTCCTCTCCGTGAGTGGACAAACAATACTGGAGTCCAGTATTGTAATCAAGGACACGATGTACACAGAAGACGAGGAGTTCATAGCGGTGCCAAAAGCAGAATGTTTCTTTAGAAAGTTTGATTTGTAATGGAGCAGATGAAATGGATTGTCACCCTTGAGGGTGACTTAGAAAAGGTGCCATTAAATGTTTACGGTCCTTATGAGACAAATAGAAAGAACACCACTGGGACCAAGCACGAACAGCCAAAGGGAAAAGGCGCAAAAGGCTCTTCTGTAAAACACGGAACAGTAGGCGGTTACAAATACTGGAAGTGCAGATGTCAGCCTTGCACAACAGCAATAACGCAGTACCAAAAGAAGTTCACACAGTCACAAGAAGTACGTGACCGCCGGAACGCAAAGAAGAGAGAGAAACGAATTCAAGAACGCATGGACTTAGAGTTTTATGAAAGACAAAGGGCAAGCGGTGAATAAAAAAAGAGCGGCCAAGTGGACATTCTTTATCGTTACTGACTTGCTTGGCGTCGGAATCATTTCCTCTTTGCTTTACCTTGGCTACAAAGGGACTATGAAGCACAAGGCAAAGAAGGATGAGTAGGCGAAGCCTAAAAAATTATTTTTAAAATCGGCCCCTTTTCAACGGCCACTAAATGAAGGAGTAACACACATGAAACCAACAGTAAAGAAGAAGACCGGCCTCACCAAATTGGAAAAGCAATACTTCGCCAGCAAGGAGCAAGAGGTATTGGCGTCCACTGCAAAGGCAGCACGAACCCTTGCTAAGAACAAAGAAGCGGCCCGTCAAGCAAAGATGGCT